ATGGCAGCAACTGAAAGCGATCGCCCCGGCGGTGCTCCCAACTCCGGCACCAAGCCGACCGACCGCCCGCGGGCCGTCTCCTCGTTCCAGGACCCGGTGCGGCTCGACCGGGCGGCGCGGATCCTCCAGTACGCGCTCAGCCGCGAGGGCCTCACGATCGCGGACCTTTGCGTCCCCGGTGTCGAACACGCCCGAGCTGCGTGACGACGTCTCGACCGCGGCCGGGGGTGGCGCGGAAGGGATCGGAGCTTCGGCTCCAGGACCGGCCCCTTCTGAGGGGTGAGGGGTCGGTCCACCCCCAACGGCATCTAGCTCAGCTGGACGCTCCGAGACCTGATCAGTTGAGGACAGAGCGCCGGGTCGCGAACCCGGAGGTGCGTGGTTCGAATCCACGGATGCCGACGACAACAGAAAAGGGCCGCGAGCTGCGGTAACAGCTTTAATGCGGCCCTTCGGACAACCAGATCAGTGAGAAGAGGCAATCCAGTGAACAACCAGACTATCGAGACCAGCGGGCCCGCGCAAGGTGAGGCGAGCGACGACCTGCTCCACGGCGAGGCTCGCACCGACGCGATCGTGGGCATGAGAGCTCTGCTCGACCTCCTGGAGGCCGATGCGGCACTGCCGCTCCCGCAGTTCGCGTTCCACTTCTATGCCCAGCCGCGCGATGCGGGCATCGACCAGGATGCGACCGCCGAGGCGGTCTGCTGGCTCGGCACCGTCGCGGGCGCGCTCGGCGTCGACGTGGCAGACCACGTCGGCAGCTCCCCGTCCTCGGAGACGGACATCTACAAGGCGAGCCGCAGGTTCGGCGACCACGTCCGGTACGAGGCCGTACACATCACCCCGGAGTTCCGCGCGGAGCAGGACGCCAAGGCCGCTGCGGGCGGTGAGTCCTGATGGTCGACCTCCTCTCCCGAGACACCAGCGCCCCCGCGCTGGCGGTCCCGGCCGACACGGCGGCGCTCCCCGCCGGGTACCGGCGCCCTGCGGTCCCGCAGCGGGTCGAGATCGCCGACGCGATCGACTGCACCGCCGAGGCCGCGCACCGGATCGGCGACCGCGACTTCGCGTGCGGGCGGCACCGCTTTGAGGTCGTCGCCGCGCACTGGCACCGCGAGCCCGGACTGCCCGTGTTCGACCTCGACCCTGGCAACGACCACGTGTGCAACGAGGTCCGCGCTGAGCGGCGGGAGGGGGCATCGTGAATGTCTCCTTCCGCGAGTTCGTGACCGGCGGTATCGCCGCCCTCGACGCTGTCGAGCTCGCCGTGCTCGCGATGGTCGCCCTGGTCCTTGCCGCCGCCTTGGCGCTCATCGTCAACGAGGCCGCCGCCCGCGCCGACCGGTCCCTGCTGGAGCCAGCGGTCGCGTTCGTCGCCGCGCTGTTCCTCCGGGCCGGTGCCGCTCGGCACCGCCGCCGGCGGGCCTTCCACGGCCGGACCGCCCCGGAGCTCGCGGCGGCCCGCCGCCGCGAGATGCAGGCGCAGCTCGCCGAAGGCCTCGACCGGCTCCTGGGCGCGGTCCTCGAACGCGAGGCCGAGACCGGCGCGACCGATGTGCGCGACCGCCGCCGCCCCGACCGGTCCCCCACGACTTGATTCCCCGGCGGGGGCCTGTTGGCGCTGCGCCCCCGCCGCCTCCACGAAGGAGCACTGACATGACCGACCTGAAGGCCAAGCCCTACAGCGACACCCGCGATGCCGTCGAGCTCGTCGTCGGCTTCGAGTGCGCGCTCAACCGCGGCACCGACGAGATCCGCCAGGCCCTCCTCCTCGACTACCTCGACGCGCTCGCCGACCTCGACGAAGCCGACGCCGACGCCGACCGCGAGTCCGCCTCGGCGCGTGCCGAGCAGGCGAAAACCTCGTTCGCGAGCTATCTCGCTCGCACCGGGGAGTACCGGACCGATGACGACGCCGCGCTGGCCGCCGAGCACCGCCAGGCGTACGGCATGCCCAAGCCCGGCAAGGACTACTCGAAGGTGGTGCCGTTCTGATGGCCGCCACCACGAAGACGCACGGACCGGACCGCTGCCACCTCCGCTACTGCACCGCCGCCCCCTGTGTGGCGGACGGCCGCTCGTACAAGGCGGCGCACCAGCGTTACCGGACGCGCATGCTCGCGTACGGGCGCTGGGACCCGTTCGTCGACGCGCAGCCGGTTCGCGATCACGTCGCAATGCTGCGGGCCGCGGGCATCGGAATCGACCAGATCCCGCGCCTGACCGGCATGCCGCGGCGGACACTGATCGCGCTCGTCCGCGGCGTGGGCGGCCGTCCGCCGTCGCGGTTGGTGCGGTCCCGCACCGCCGAGAAGGTCCTCGCCGTCACGCCGGGGATCGAGCGGTGCGCTCCAGGCGCCCGCGTGGACCCGACCGGGACACGTCGACGTCTGCGCGCGCTCCAGGCCGTCGGCTGGTCGCAGCAGCAGCTCGCCGACCGGATGGGCACCTCGAAGACGGTGGTGGGTCGGATGATTCGCGGGGAGAACGGCGCCGTCCTCGCCGCCTCGGTCCTGAAGGTCCGGGCCCTCTACGAGGAACTGTGGGACCAGGCCCCGCCCGGTGAGACGAGCGCGCAGCGGCAGGCCGTCACCCGCGCCCGCCGGGATGCCGCGGCACTCGGGTACGTGCCGCCGCTGGCGTGGGACGAGGAGACCATCGACGACCCCGCGGCCGAGCCGTCCACCGGTTCGGACGCACCAGCCACCGCCGACGTCGACGAAGTCGTTGTCGAGCGCGCGCTCGCCGGGCACCCGGTCGAACTCACCGTCGACGAGGTCCTCGAAGTCGTGCGCATCGGCACCGCCTCCGGCCTGTCCGCCGCCCAGATCGCGAAAATCGCCCACATCAGCTCCCGCTCGGTCGTGCGGATCCGCAACGAGCAGCGCCTCACTGAGGCGGTGACATCGTGAAGGACACGAAGCGCGCGAACGCGATCCTCGACGGCGCCGCAGCCGGGCCCGGAGAGCTGCCGAACATGACCGTCCGCACCCCGCTCGGGTCGGCCGACCTCGTGCCGTTCCTGCGCCGCGACGCCCGGCTCCCCGACGTCGAACTCCGCGACTGGGAGCGGGAGCCCGCCGCGCTGGCGCTGTCGGCGCGCCGCGGCTGGGGAATCGAGCGCGTCGCCCACGCAACCGGCATGGACCGAGACCGGCTGCGCGAGCTCCTCGCCGAGCACGCCCCGCACCTCCTGCCCGCCCCCAAGCCCGAGGAGGCGCCGCGCGGGCGCCCCTCGACCCGCCTGTACGGGATCGCGACCGACCCCGACCTGATCCGCAAGAAGGCACCCAAGATGAGCATCCCCTGGGACGTGAAAGAGCGGATCGACGCGCTCGACTCCGCGAAGGACCGCGCCGAGGGCCGCGTCGCCGCGGTGCTCGCGCTCCACACGCCGGAACGCCGCTACACCGACTCGTCCGGCGAGGTCTCTTACGACACCGCCGAGGACGCCGCCGCGGCGTTCGACATCCCGCTGTCCGCCGTCCACTACTTCCTGGTGTGCGCGCACTGCGGCGCCATCGAGATGGGTGACGGCGGCGGCCGCGACTACCGCGAGTCCCTGTGGCCGTGCGCGACCGCCCGCGGCTGCGGCGTCACCGCCGCGATCGGCAAGAAGTCCACCCTGACGACCGTGACGGAGGTGGCGGCGTGAGCGTCTTGGAGTACACGGCGTTCCTGGAGCGCCGGTCGCAGTTGGACGGTGACCACGGGTTCGAGCCGGTGTGGATGCCGGAGTTCCTGTTCGGGTTCCAGGCCGACCTGGTCGCGTGGGCGCTGCGAAAGGGCCGCGGTGCGGTCTTCGCCGACTGCGGGCTGGGGAAGACGCCGATGGCGCTGGTGTGGGCTGAGAATGTCCACCAGCACACCGGCCGACCGGTGCTGGTGGCGACGCCGCTGGCGGTGGCCGCGCAGTTCGAGACCGAGGCCCGCAAGTTCGGCGTCGACGCGGCCGTCTCCCGCGACGGCGCGGTGGCCGCGGCGGTGACGGTCACGAACTACGACCGGCTGCACCTGTTCGACGCCGCCGACTACGCCGGCGTCGTGTGCGACGAGTCCTCGGCGATCAAGGCCTTCGATGGCAAGCGCCGGAAGCTCGTGACCGAGTTCCTGCGGCGCATGCCCTACCGGCTCCTCGCGACTGCGACCGCGGCGCCGAACGACTACATCGAGCTGGGCACCTCCTCGGAGGCCCTGGGCTACCTGGGCCACATGGACATGCTCGGCAGGTTCTTCACGAACACGGCGAAGTCCTCGTTCGTGAAGGTCGCCCGCGAGGAAGCGAAGTGGCGGTTCAAGGGCCACGCCGAGGGCCAGTTCTGGCGTTGGGTGTCCTCGTGGGCGCGCGCGCTCCGCCGCCCCTCGGACTTCGGGTACGACGACACCGGGTTCGACCTGCCGCCGCTGCTGCACCGCGAGCACGTCGTCGCCGCTGCGCGCCCTGCCGACGGCCAGCTGTTCACCACGCCCGCCGTCGGGCTCCACGAGGAGCGCGAGGAGGCCCGCCGCACGATCGCCGAACGGTGCGAGAAGGCCGCCGGACTCCTCGCCGATGCCGACCATGCGATCGCCTGGTGCCAGCTCAACGACGAAGGCAACCGGCTCACCGGCCTCATCGACGGCGCCGTCCAGGTAACCGGATCCGACCCGGTCGACGTCAAGGAGGAGACGCTCCTGGCGTTCGCCCGCGGCGAGATACGCGTCCTGGTCACCAAGCCGACCATCGCCGGGTGGGGCCTGAACTGGCAGCACGCCCACCGGATGACGTTCTTCCCCTCGCACTCCTACGAGCAGTACTACCAGGCCGTGCGCCGGTGCTGGCGATTCGGCCAGCAGCACCCGGTCACGGTCGACATCATCACCACCGACGGCGGCGCCCGCGCGCTGGCCGGACTCGAACGCAAGGCCGCCCAGGCCGACCGCATGTTCGACGCGCTCGTCGCGCACATGCGCGCCGCCGTCGACGTCGACCGCTCCCTCACCTATGCGACCCCTGTGGAGGTGCCCCCGTGGCTGTCCTAGACCAGACCCTCACCGACCAGTACGCGATCTACAACGGCGACTGCATGGACGTCATGGCCGCGCTCCCCGACGCCTCGATCCACCTGTCGGTGTACTCACCGCCGTTCGCGGGTCTGTTCGTCTACTCCTCCTCGGAGCGGGACCTCTCGAACTGCCGCTCGTACGACGAGTTCATGGAGCACTACGGCTTCGTCGTCGGCGAGATCGCCCGGCTCACCATGCCCGGCCGCGTGAGCGCCGTGCACTGCATGGACGTCCCGCACTCCAACACCGGGCGCGGGGACAACCTCCGCGACTTCCCCGGCGACATCATCCGCCTGCACGAGCGCCACGGCTTCGGCTACGCGGCCCGCTACCACATCTGGAAAGAGCCGCTGACGGTCCGCAACCGGACCATGGCGAAGTCCCTCGCGCACAAGACCATCGTCGACGACTCCGCCCGCTGCGGCGTCGCCTCCGCCGACTACCTCCTGATCTTCCGCAAGGCCGGGGACAACCCGGTCCCGATCGCCCACCCGGTGGGCCTGACCGAGTACGCCGGGGCCCGCCAGGTCCCCGGCGACCTCCACCGCTACCGCGGCTGGACCGGCAAGCAGACCGAGAACCGGTACTCGCACTGGATCTGGCGCCAGTACGCCTCCGCGTTCTGGGACGACGTCCGCCTCGACCGGGTCCTGCCCTACCGCGAGGCCCGCGACGCCGAGGACGAGAAGCACCTCCACCCGCTCCAGCTCGATGTCATCGACCGGGCCCTCGCGCTCTGGTCGAACCCCGGCGAGCGCGTCCTCACCCCGTTCATGGGCGTCGGCTCCGAGGTGTACGGCGCGGTCCGCGCCGGTCGCTTCGGCATCGGCGCCGAGCTCAAGCCGTCCTACTACCGCCAAGCCGTCAAGAACCTCGCGGCCGCGGCCGACGAGGCCGCTGAGCCGCCCCTGCTCGATGCGCTGGAGGTCTCCAATGCCAGCTGACCTGACTCCGGTCGAGAAGGCCGTCTACGACGCGATGATCGCCGAGGCGACGCCGCGGGTCCGCGACGGGCTTTACGGCCTCGAAGGCGAGGAGATCGCGCGCGCCGTGGTCGCCGCCGCCCGCGGCCCGATCCTCGCCGAGGCCGCCGACAACCTCGCCGCGTTCGTTGCCGAGCGCGCCGCCGGGAAGGAGTCGGCCCGATGACCCTCACCGTCATGGACTGGTTCTGCGGGGCGGGCGGGTCCTCGCAGGGCATCGACGCCGTCCCCGGTGTCCAGGTCGCGCGCGCCGCGAACCACTGGGCGAGGGCGATCGAGACGCATGCGGCGAACTTCCCGGCCGCCGACCACTACCAGGGCGACATCCGGCTCGCCCCGGTCGAGGACTGGCCGACGTGCGACATCTTCTGGGCGTCCCCGGAGTGCCCGAAGTGGTCCGCCGCGCGCGGCGTGCGCCGCGACTTCGACTGGAAGGCCGTCGCGCTCCCGGGCATGAAGCCCGAGCGCGACGAGGAGGCCGAGCGGTCCCGCGCGCTCATGGACGAGGTCCCGCTCTACCTCGCCGGCGTCCAGCGCCGCGGCAAGCTCGTGCTCGCCGGAGTCGTGGAGAACGTCGTGGAAGTCCGGGCCTGGGCCGACTGGGACCGGTGGCTCGGCGACCTCCACAAGCTCGGCTACCGGACCCGCGTTATCGCGTTCAACTCGATGCACGCGGCCGGGACGCGCTCCCGCCGCGCCCCGCAGTCCCGCGACCGCCTCTACGTCGCCTACTGGCACCAGAGCCTGGGCCGCACCCCCGACTGGGACAAGTGGCTGCGCCCGGCGGCGTGGTGCCCTTCGTGCGAGCGGACGGTCGAGGCCGTGCAGGCGTTCAAGAAGCCCGGCGCCGACATGGGCCGCTACCGCGCCCAGTACGTGTGGCGGTGCCCGTGGGCGTCGTGCCGCGGCGCCGCCGTCGAGCCCGGGACGCTCCCGGCCGCGGCCGCGATCGACTGGACGATCCCCGGGCAGCGGATCGGGGACCGCGCGAAGCCGCTCGCGGCGAAGACCCTCGCCCGCATCGAGGCCGGGCTCCAGAAGTTCGCGCGGCCCATCACCTTGGAGGCCGCGGGGAACACGTTCGAGCGGCGCCCCGGCGTGCGCACCTGGCCCGCCGACGCGCCGCTGACCACCCTCACGACCACCGCCACGAAGGCCCTCGCCGTGCCGCCGATCGTCGTCCCCGCCGGGGGCACCTGGCGCGACGAGGCCACGACCACCGAGGAGCCCCTGCCGACCCGCACCGCCAGCGAGACCGACGGCCTCGCCGTGCCGCCGCTGCTGGTGCCCGTCGAGGGCCGCGACGGCAAGGAGGCCGGGACCGCGCACGCGCCGCTGCGCACCCAGACCGCGCGCAACGAGACCGGCCTGGCGTGGCTGCCGTGGATGGTCGAGCTGCGCGGCGGCTCCTCCGACTCGCGCTCCATCCTCGACCCGGCCGCCGCGGTCACCGCCTCGGGCAACCACCTCGGCGTCGCCGCCGCGGACTGGCCCGCCATGGTGATGCGGAACTTCACCGCGCGCGGCGACGCCGGGCAGATGAGCACCTCCCCGGCCGAGCCGCTCCGCACGCTGACCGCCGAGGGCAAGCAGTCGCTCATCACCTGGGAGCACCTCCTGGTGCCCTACTACGGCAACGGGAACGCCCGCAGCGTCGCCGAGCCGGTCGGGACGCTCTCGACCCGCGACCGCTACGCGCTCGTCACCGGCGACATCGACATCAACGACGTCCTCTTCCGGATGCTGGAGCCGCACGAGATCGGCGCGGCCATGGCCTTCGGCGCCGAGTACGTGGTCCTCGGCTCCAAGCGCGAGCGGGTCCGCCAGTACGGCAACGCCGTCACCCCGCCCGTCGCGGAGCTGATCGTCTCCGCGCTCGTTGAGGCGATCCACGGCACCGACCTGGAAAGGATGGTGCTCGCCGCATGAACACCAACAACAGCCCGCGGCGGATCCGCCGCCAGCGCGAGCAGGACTGGCGGATGCCTGTGGATGCGGAGGGCCGGACACCTGTGTATGTGGGTCGTCCTGGTGCGTTCGGGAACCGGCACCGGGTCGTGGGGAACCGCGGCGCTTGGCGGGTCGAGTCTCCGGGTGGGGTCCTGAGTGCGCCGATGGCGACCGAGTTCGACGCTGCCGCGCTGGCGGTGGCGATGTTCCGGGCCGATCTGGAGCAGGACGCGGTCCTGCGCGCGAAGATCCGTGCGGAGCTGCCGGGCCGGGACGTCATGTGCTGGTGCAAGGAGCATACCAGGAGCGGGAAGCGCTTCCCCTGCCATGGGGACGTCATCCTCGAATTCGCCGCGCAGGCGATCGAGGAGGTGCCTCGTGGCTGAACTCCGTGTCATCGCCACCGGCGGCCGCGACCTCGCCGACCGGGTCGCCGTCGCCGCCGCGCTGGAGGCGTTCGAGCTCATCTACGTCCACGGGTTCGCCCCGGGCGAGATCACCCTCGTCCACGGCGACTGCAAGGCGTACAGGGTGGACGGCATTGTCGACCCCGACCGGTCCGCCGACCAGCTCGCTGACCAAGAAGCCCGCCTCCGCGGGTGGCGGACTGAGCCGCACCCCGTGCGGGAGGTCCACCGCCGCCGCTGGGGCCCCAAGAACGCGTACCTGAAGCGCAACCAGGCGATGGTCGACATGGGCGCGCTCTACGTGCTCGCGTTCGACGGCGGCACGGGCACCGCGCACTGCGTCCAGTGCGCGCTCACCGCGCAGATCCCCGTCCTCTACGCGCACGAGCTCCTCGCGCTGGCGGGCCCGGTGCCGGTTGGGGGTGGCCGCGTTGGCACGTAGTGAAGCGCGGATCAAGGTCCGTATCTGGGAGGACGACGACTTCCTGGCGCTCGACGGCCCCGAGAAGCTCGTCTACCTGTTCCTGATCTCGCAGCCCGACATCGCGCACACCGGCGTCCTGCCGCTGCGGGTCAAGCGGTGGGCGAACAAGTTGAAGTTCACCACCGGCCAGCTGGAGAAGGTGCTCGCGCACCTGGAGGACGCCCGGTTCGTCGTCGCCGACTACGACGAGGAGGAGCTGTTCGTCCGCTCGTTCATCCGCAACGACGAGGTGTACAAGCAGCCGAAGGTGCTGCTCGCCGCGGTGCGGCAGATCGCAGAGATCTCGTCGAAGCTGATCCGCGGTGTCCTGTCGTTCGAGATCCAACGGCTGCTGGAGGAGGGCCTCCCCGGCGAGAACACCCGCCCGACCCTGCTGAAGATGGTGGGCATCCTGGGCCGCGCGCTTGCATTCGGGGTAAAACCGCAGGTGAATACCCTATCCGATACCCATCCGGGTACCCATGGCGGTACCCCTTCGGAGGGGTATGCGGAAGACGTTCCGGAAGGGTATGCGGTACCCAACGCGATGCCCACGGGGGTGGGGGTAGGGGTAGGGGATGGGTTTGAGGTTGTAGTTACTTCCTCTTCCTCGCCTTCCGGCGAGGCCGAAAACGAGGCTTCGCACAACAGCGACGAGCAGGCGCCGCAGCGCCCCGCAGCGGACGCTGCGAAGCGCGGGACTCGCGTCCCTGACGGGTTCACCTTCACCACCGAGATGCAGGCGTGGGCGAAGGAGAAGACCCCGCTGGTCGCCGATGACCTCAGCCTGCACACCGAGATGTTCGTCGACTACTGGCTCGGGCGCAGCGACAAGCTCGCCGTGAAGCGCGACTGGATCGCCGCGTGGCGCAACTGGCTGCGCAAGGCCAACAAGGACGCCGCCGAGCGCGCGGCCCGCCGCGGCGAGCAGCCAGGGCGCCAGCTCGCCCCCGCGACTGCCCGCTGCCCCAAGCACAAGCGGCAGCCAGCGCCGCCGCTGTGCCAGACCTGCGATGCAGAGAAGCGAGGTGCGGCATGACCGACCTGGAAGCACGCCCGGATGCTGTCGACGGCGACCCGTTCGAGCGCCGTACCGCCCCGCACGACCTCATGGCCGAGCAGTCGGTCCTCGGCGGGATGCTCATGAGCCGCGACGCGATCGGCGACGTCGTCGACGTCATCACCGCCGCCGACTTCTACCAGCCGCGGCACGGGCTGATCTTCGACGCGATCGTCGACATGGACGCCAATCGGATCCCGGTCGACGCCGTGTCCGTGGTGGCGCGGCTGATGGACGACGGCGACCTCGTGAAGGTCGGCGGCGGCCCGTACGTGCACGACCTGCTGCACGCGGTGCCGACCGCAGCGAACGCCGCCTGGTACGCCCGGATCGTCGCCGAGCGCGCGCAGCTCCGGCGCCTGATCGAGGCCGGGACGCAGATCGTCCAGTACGGGTTCGGCGGCGGCCAGGGCGGCCGCGACGTCGCGGACCTGGTCGACCTCGCGCAGAAGACCCTCCACGAGGCCACCGTGGACGTGCGGGCCCGCTCCACCGCGGTCTCCTGGGACGACCTGACGGCGCGGCTGCTGGAGACCATCGAGAACGGCACCGTGTACGGCGGGATCTCCACCGGACTCCAGGAAGGCGACGAGCTCACCTCCGGCGGGTTCAAACCCGGAGAGCTCATCCTCGTCGCGGGCCGGCCCGGGATCGGCAAGTCGGTGTACTGCATCGACATCGTCCGACGCGCCGCGTTCAAGGACCGCAAAGCGGTCGCCGTGTTCTCCCTGGAGATGAGCGTCGAGGAGCTCGGGCTGCGCATCGCCGCTGCCGAGACCCGCCTCGACATGGACACGCTCAAGTCCGGGGAGATGACCCCCGCAGAGATGACCCGGCTCATGGAGGGCTTCGACCGGCTCCACAAGGCCCGCCTCTACCTGGACGACAACGCGGTCTCCACGGTCGCCACGATCCGCGCCCGCGCCCGCCGCATCCAGCAGGAACACGGCCTCGACCTCGTCGTCATCGACTACCTCCAGCTCATGAAGTCCGGCCGCAAGACCCAGAACCGCACCGAGGAAGTCGGCGACATCTCCCGCGACCTCAAGCTCCTCGCGAAAGAGATCGGCGTGCCCGTAGTCGTCGCCGCCCAGCTCAACCGCGGCCCCGAACAGCGCGCCGACAAGCGCCCCTACCCGTCCGACCTCCGCGAGAGCGGATCCCTGGAGCAGGACGCCGACGTCATCATCCTCCTCCACCGCGAGGGCCACTACGACAAGGAATCCCCCAAAGGCGCCGAGGCCGAATTCAACTTCGCGAAGAACCGCCACGGCGCCACCGACACCGTCACCGCCATCGCGCAACTCCACCTGTCCCGCTTCGTCGACTACCACCCGGACTAGCCGATGCAACCCGAACCCATCCGCGGCACCCTCCACACCGCGCTGGCGGCCCTGTGGGAGGCGACTCTCCAACGCCGGGCCTCCCGCGGCGAGGCACCGCCTCCCGAGCACCTCAACCCGTCCCGTCCCACCTCTAAGGAGCAGCAATGACCGCCGGACCAACCCGCTACCGCTTCAACACCGAGAACATCCTGGAGCTGCTGCTCGACCGCAGCGGCGACTGGGACCGCGACCTCGACGCCTGGGTAAACGTCAAGCTCGATCGCGTCGACGGCCCGGTCCCGAACGCCGCCACGGTCACGCTCAATCCGACCCTCGGCGAGGACGAGGATTCGGATCCCGACGCGGACCTGCGCGAACGGTTCCGGGTGACTGTCGAGCGGATCGACTCCGAGGTTGGTGCCCGATGAGTACCGACTTCCACATGCTCGCCGAAGCGCTCGACGAGAACCTTGCCGCGCAGGACCAGATCCGCAACCTGACCGCGCAGCTCGCCAAGGTCCACGACTTCATCCACGCCCGCCGCGAGTTCGTCGGGGTGCTGCGCCAGTACTCCACCGAGGACATGGCCGACTACCACCGCTGGACCGGGCACGCCGAGGCGCGCCGGGAGCTGGCCGAAACCCTCGGACTGGAGATCGACCAGCAGACCGGCGGCCTGGCGGAGCGGGAAGGAGAACCCCGATGAGCAAGCCCAAGAAGCGATCTACCTCCCAGGGCGAGAGGAAGCGCGCCCGCGCGCTTGCGGCCGAGGAGCACCTGCCTTACGCCGAGGCCCTGCGGAGGGTCCGACTCGCGGCCGCCCCCGAGCCCGCTGAGGAGGCCGATCGTGGCTGAGCGCCTGGCCGACGGCTACTACGCCGTCCCCGATCCCGACAACGCCGCCACCATGACGTGCTGGCGGGTCAAGGACGACGGCATGCACCCGCACCCGGCGAAAGCCTGGTACGGGCCGGACCGGCCGCTGCGCAAGGACGCGCCCGGGAAGCCCGGGACTGACGAGTACATCGCGTGGATGCGCGACTACTTCGACACGTGGACCGCCTGGGCCCGCCGCGTGAAGGACGCGATCGCCGCCGACCCGGTCGCCGCGCAGCGCCACTTCGCCGCGAAGACCGCGCACTGCTGCGTGTGTGGGCGGGCCCTCACCGACGGGGCCTCCAAGATCCTCGGCATCGGCCCCGACTGCCGCGAGAAGGTCCCAAACCACGTCCTCATGGCCCACCTCGCCGCCACCCGCGGCGAACCCAGCGACTAACCGTCCCGGCGGCCCCGCCAGCGCGGGGCCGCCACCAACCCGAGAGGGACACCATGAACCTCGACCCGAAGTCCACCACCGTCTCCGTCGACCGCTTCACCGACGGCACCTACGGCGTCGGCATCCACTACGGCCACGACATCTCCATCGGCCTCGACACGTTCGCCGCCGCCACCTACACGAAAGCCGTCCACAAGGTCGCCGCGCTCGCCGAGTACGCCGCGGCGGTCATCGACCAGTTCACGACCCTCGGCATCCCCGACGGGAACGCGCTGCCGACCGTCGGCGAGCTCATGGACGCCGACTGGGACGGGATCGCCGCGTACGTGGGCTTGAAGGTGGTGCCGCTCGTCGCCGCCAGCGACCGCACCCCGCAGGTCCGCTTCGACGTCAACCACCGCCCCTTCACCCAGGTCACCGCCGCTGACGCCCGCGACCACGCGGCCGCCGTGCACCGCGCCGCCGCGACCGCCCGCCTCGACGAGCGGTACTACAAGTTCCTGCGCGGCCCCCTCAACCTCCCCGATGACAAGGCCCGCGGCCTCATCGGCGAGCTCGCCGACCACCGCATCGACGGAGGCGACCGCGTCATCCGCGCTGCGCGAGACGCGAAGGCGACCCTCGCCTCCGGCGGGGTGCTCACGGAGATCGCGGCCGAGCAGGACGCGCAGCACAAGAAGTTCGGCGAGCAGAACCACCCCGACCTCGACCCGCACGACTTCCCGAGCGTGGCGCGCAACGAATACGCCTTCCGCGCTGACCGGTGGAAGCAGATCAACACCCGCCGGGCCAAGGACGGCTGCGAGGTCAAGAACCGCGACCCCGAAGTGGCGTCGTGCACTGCCTGGGACGGGATTCTCCTCGAAGAGGTCTACGAAGCACTCGCCGAGAAGGACCCGGAGGCGCAACGCGCGGAGCTGGTCCAGGTGGCTGCGGTGGCGGCGACGTGGGTCGAAGCGATCGACCGCCGCTCCGGCGCGGGCAACGGAGGCGACCGTGGCTGAGCAGACCGACCCGATGACCGACGAAGCACTGGCGGAGGCCCAGGCATTCGTTGACGGCAACCATCTGACCGGACTTGACGGCGCGGCCGTGGTCGATCTGGTCCGCCGCCTGCTTGCCGAGGTGAAGCGGCGCCGCTCCAACGCTGTGGGCCTCATCGATGCCAGCGGCGGGGCGTGGGCCGAAGCCGCCCGCGTGACACGCGGTCTCCGCGCCGAGCTGGAACAGTCCCAGTCGGCATGCGCCGCACTAGCCGCGAAGATCGAGGCCGCCCGGACGGACCGCTCCGCGTGGACGCTCCGGGACCTGCTGCGGCTCGCGCACCGCCGCGGCCTGCACCTGTCCCGGTACCGCTCGGACGGCGACGCGACCCGCACCATCCACCAGGTGTGGGAACCCAACGAGAACCCCGACCCCGCCAAGCCGTGGGCTCAGGGGCGCCGCTGGGTCGAGGTCCGGCACTGGCCGACGCGCGCGAACGGCGGCACCGGCCCGTCGTGGCAGATCCGCATCAACGGCACCGAGCAGCCGACCGAGACCGTGCACCGCATGGCGCACGCCGAGCTCTGGGACCCGACCATTGCCGAGATCGTCGGCGCTCTCGACTGGCTCGGGCTCCTCGACGACGCCGACGGAGGCAAGCCCGATGCCTAGCTACGTGCTCAAAGCCAGCCCGGACGAGTCCGAGGACCTGTACGGGATCTACTCGACGATCGTCGACGCGTTCACGTTCGTCGGCACCCGCGAGGAGATCCACACCGAGTTCACCGGGCGTGGTAGGCACCCGATGGAGGTCAACGCCCTCATCGCGCACGCTGACGCGCTCGGCTCCTCGTGCGGCATCGCCGACGACCAGTTCCAAGTCTGGTACGGGTGGGCTGAGAAGACCGTCACGATCGGCGAGGGCCCCGGCTGCGGGGAGCTGCCGCGTAAGAACCTCAGCGCTTACCTCCGGGCGATCGAAGCCCACAACCTCGACGCCGCCGCGGCGCTCGTCATCTCCGATCAGGAGGAGCCCGATGAGCGCTGAGCAGCCCCACAGCCGCTTCGTCTTCGACCTCCCCGCCCGCGCCGCCCTCACCGCGCTGGCGGCCGGGGAGACCTGCCGCTTCGACTCTGGGATCGTGGCGGAGCGCCTGGCCGACGGCGGCTTCACGCTCTCCTACGAGCGGGCCGGCGCTCTCGCCCCGGTTGCGCATCTGAACGCCGACCTCACCATGAAGATCGACGGGATCATCGACAGGATCGGAGAACGCAAGCCGCTCGCGACCGGGTCGCTTCCCGACGCAGTCCTCGCCTCGTACCTCGAACTGGCCGAGGAGCACTGGCGGATCGGTGAACTCGCGTCGATCCTCGACATAGAGGAGGAGGCCGCGCTCCTCTCCGAGGTGGTCCGTGCCCGCAGGCTCCTCGCCGTCGTGTATGCGGCCATCAAGCGCTGGAACCTCACCGACGAAAAGATCGCCGAGATCAACCTCGACAGCAACCTCTACGAGCGGGCACGCAAGCAGACGATCTACGAGAGCTACCGCGCCTGCGCGAGAACCCTCCTCGCCGACCTCGCCGCCGCCGGGGACCTGTGCCCCAAGTGCCGCAAGCCCCTCCACGACGGCCGCGGCGGCGGAATCCGGCTCGCCGCGGTCGAGCGGCCCTGTGCCGACTGCCCGCCGCCCGCGCAGGAAGGAGCCTGACGATGGCCGAACCGACCAGCGGCCGGTGTGCGCTGTGCGAGCACCCCGAGGAGGGCCACGGCGTCCGCTACGCCGCGGGCGTCGGGGATCACGAGTTCGTGCACGACGCGTGGACGGGCCGCGCCCCGAGGCCCGCCGTCGAATCCGACCGGCCCTCGCGGGCGCCTGAGATCTACCGGGCCCCAGACGGCGGGCTCGCCATGTGGCCTGACCCGTCCCGCCCGGCGCCGTCTGGCGGCGGGGACCGACTCCCTCCCCGGCGCACCGCATCACCCGAACCTCAGCAATCGATCACGTCCCGGAAGGACTCCCATGCCTGAGCGCATCAACCCGAAGCTCCTGTCGTACGCCTCGATCATCGACGAGCAGACCCTCGCGCAGGCGAAGACGACGTCGTCGATGCCGTTCGTGCCGCGCATGGTCCTCATGCCCGACGCCCACCTCGGCAAGGGCGCCACGGTCGGTTCCGTGATCCCAACCGAGCGGGCGATCATGCCCGCCGCGGTCGGCGTGGACATCGGCTGCGGCATGAACGCCCTGCGCACGCAGTACACGCTCGACGACCTCGCGGGCCGCGACCTCGCGGCGCTGCGCATCGCTCTGGAGGCGGCGACGCCCCTGTCGGCCGGGCAGTACAACGAGACGCTCACCGCCTCCGCGGAGCAGGCGTGCGCGCGGCTCGAAGCGCTCGCCCGTGCCAAGGGCTTCGACCCCGGCGAGTACGCCGAGAACTGGCGACTCCAGTTGGGCACCTTGGGATCGGGCAACCACTTCCAGGAGGTCACAGTGGACGAAACGGGCCGGGTCTGGCTGTTCCTCCACTCCGGGAGCCGCGGCGTCGGGAACCGGATCGCGCAGCGGCACATCAAGATCGCGCGGAAGCTCTGCGAACGGCGCTGGATCTCCCTCCCGGACCCCGACCTCGCGTACCTCGTCGAGGGCGACCCGGAGTTCTCCGACTACATCAACCAGATGATGTGGGCGCAAGACTTCGCCCGGGAGAACAGGGCCGAGATGATGCGCCGCATGCGCGCCTGCTTCGAGTCCTGGGTCGACGGGCACGTGGTCGCCTCGTCCTTGATCTCCTGCCACCACAACTACACCGCGCGCGAACGCGTCGACGGGAAGGACGTGTGGCTGTCGCGCAAGGGCGCCATCGACGCGCACACAGGCGTCCCCGGGCTCATCCCCGGCTCCATGGGCACCGCCTCCTACGTCGTGTCCGGGAAGGGCAACCGGGCCGCGATGTGCACGGCCCCTCACGGCGCGGGCCGCGAGTACGGGCGCCGCGCCGCGGAGCGGGCCTTCACCGTCGAGCAGCTCCAGGAGTCCATGGAGGGCATCGAATGGTCGGGCTCGGCGGCGCTCCTGGACGAGATCCCCGCCGCCTACAAGGACATCGACCAGGTCATGGCCGACGCCGCCGATCTCGTCGAGGTCCGACACACCCTCCGCCAGATCGTCAACGTCAAGGGCGAATAGCCCGCCCCGACCCGGCCCCGCACACCGGGGCCGGGCCCCGACCAGGAAGGACAACGACCATGCGAGTGCTCAACATCGACTACAAGGAGCGGCGCCGCAGGGACGGCCGCCCCGAGGGGCTGCTCAACCGCGGCATCACCGTCTTCGACGTCCCCCGCCCCGTCCTCCGCTGCCGCCTGCGCGGCCACAAGCCCGTCATCGACGGCACCGGGACCGTCGGCCAGCCCGGGCACCTCTCCCGCTGGGTCGTCTGCGACCGGTGCGACACCCGCCCCGAACCCCAGGGCCGCCTCCACGCCACCGGATGGGACATCGGCGAGCCCTACCCGAAACCCGGCGACATCCGCGAAGCCGCCCCCGGCGAAACCAACCCCGGGCCCTGGCCCGAGCCCGTCTTCGAGTTCCACACACAGGTCCTCATCGGCGGCGCCGGCCGCGGCTTCAGCGCCGAGTTCAAGGTCGGCAACCGCGGCTCCGAGAACGCGCTCGGCGGTCACCTCTCCCTGTGGCGACTCTTCGGGATCTACTGGTCCACCGGCGAGTTCGGCCGCGGCATCCAGCGCCGCCTCAACCCGACCGGCTACGAGTCGAAGGTCATCGAGGTGTCCGCGTACTACAGCCGCATCTACTGGAAGCTGTGGGCCGACCGGGACGACAACCGCCTCACCTCCAGGTGGCGGGCTGGGTCGGTGCGCTGGCGGCCCCTGGACCTCCTCCTCGGCGAGAAGCACTACCCGTCCGAGGACATCGGCGACCCTGTCGCGAGCGTGCTCGTCATGCCGGAAGGCGACCGCCACCGGATCGCGCTCCAGCTCGTGCGCGTCGACGTCAAGCGCCGCAAGCGCACCCGCGCCAAGTTCCACGCCTGGCGCGTCGAGTGGAAGACCGAGACCGGCATCCCCACCATGCCCGGCGGCCGCGGCACGGTCCTCACCGCCAGCATCCGCATCGACCACGCGAACCCCGCGAGCTCGGCGTGGGCGCTCGACGCCCTCGACGCGATCCGCACCGACCTCGCCGAGGCCCGCGCCGCCCGCGGCTACACCAGCACCCCGGAGGACACGACCCGATGAACCGCCACTTCACCGACGACGACGGCTACCCCACGAAGACCTACCTCGCCGCGATCGCAACCGCGGTCACCGAAGCCGGGCTCGACTTCGACTGGGGCCACTCCGACGTTGACGAGGACCTGTGGTTCTCGATCCGCCTCGACGACGGCCGCCTCATGCTCACCTGGAGCGCCGAGGCCGACGGCCAGAACGCGGACCCGAAGGCGCCCGGCGCCGTCGACCGGTGGGCCACCACCTGGTTCGACAACGACGACACCGCCGAAGGATTCCACCTCGGCACCACCCGCGCCTACACCACCGGCACCCTCATCCCCGAACCAGCCGCCGTCGCCGACCTCGCCCAGCAGGTCCTCCGCGACAAGATCGCCGAGGCCGCCTGATGGACACCACCGATCCCCAGCCCGACCCCACCACCCGCATCCTGTGGGTCCCCTCCCTCGCCGACCCCACCAACCCGACCCCCGCCGAACTCGCCGCAGGCAGCGAACTCCACCTCCTCCCACCCGACCAGCGCGACACCATCACCGGCCGCATGGTCGAAGTCGACCTCGCGACCTTCCTCGGCACCACCCGCCGCCCCCGCCGCCTCCCGCGCTGGCTGCGCGACCTGGTGTGGGTGCTGCCGACTGCGGGGATGGGCGAGGAGTTCCGGGGGTGGCGGCACCCGCTGTGGCGCGGCTCGGACGACTGGCCCGGTGACGACGAGGACCGGTACTGGCGCCGCACGATCGTCGTCCGGATCCCCGGCCGCCGGTACATGGTCGTCACGGTCCCGATCCGCCGCCGGTACCGCCGGGAGGGTTCATGAGCGACCGCATGGACGAGGTCTTGGCGGCGATCGACGCCGAGACCGGGAAGTGCATCTGCGGGAACCCGCTCCCCGCGGACGGGCCGTCGCTGGACTACTGCTCGGACCTGTGCCAGTACCGGTTCACCGCGGAGTCCGTCGGCGCCGAGCTCGACCGCGACGCCTTCGACGAGGACGACGTGTACCAAGCGCCGGTCACCGACGGGCGCGCCATCAACCAGGAAGTCAACAGGCACTTCCAGGTCGCAGACACCGACCTGCGGTCGCCCCATGCGGCGATGCGGCACGTCATCGTCTCCCGGCCCTCGCCCGTCGCGGTCCCGATGCGGAACGGCGCCAGGGCCGCCGACGCTGCATGGTTCGCCATGATGGCCGCGTCCGGGTCTGTGGTCGCCGGCCCCGTCGCTGGCCTCCGCACTCCTGTCGACAACGACTCCGTGCCTGCGCGCATCTCTCCCGGACGGTTCTGGCTTGCGCAGCGCCGCACCGGCAGGACCATCCCAGCCGCCTGGGTCGACATCACTGCCCTGGTCGAGTCGCTGACCGTCACGCAGACCATCCCAGAACTGGTGGAAGCGGACCGGGCGTCCTTCGTGAGCGAAGCCGAGCGCCGTGCCGTACGGTTCAACACCGCGTGGAACGAGCTGTTCCGCGAGATCGCGGCCACCGCCGAACAGATGCGCGACCTCAGCACGGCAGCAGCCACTGCGGCCCGCACCATCGGCCGCGCCTACACCACCGCGGCAGCGGCACAAGACGTCCGGCACGCCAAGACCGTGCTCCGCTCGCTCGACGTGTTCGTCCACTGCGACTGCGGCATCCACGTCGCCACCCTCCCGCGCGACGCGACCGACGACGAAGCGACCGCCGCATGGGAGGCGCACCTCCTCGGCGCGACCGGCCTGGCCCCCGCCGAGTACTTCCGGCAGCGCGCGCTCGCACATCAGCAGAACCGCGGCACCGGCCCGGCCCCCAAGCGGCGCCGGCCTCCGCGGGACACCGGATCGAACAGGAGGGGACACCGATGACGCTTCCGAGACCACCGCGGCAGCGGCGACAGTGCGAGCACGAGGACCTGACCGAAGTCGAGGTCACGTCGTTCAGCAGCCCCAACCGCATGTTCGACCGGACGTGCCCTGCCTGCGGGATGCGCGCCCTCGTGTACGAGTGCCGCGAGTGCGGGGCCCGGAGCACACTGCCGACCGCCTGCCACCCGAACGGCCCCACTGCCACCCGTGACACCACCGACACCGTCGAGTACGCCCGCGGGCACTGCCCGATCTGCTCGAAGGAAGGCAAGGTCGTCAACCGGAGCCTCCACGGCCTCGCCGCGCACCTCGCCAAGAAGCACACCGTCGCCGAACTCGTCCACGCCATCGCCAGCACGGCCATCGACGCCGCGCTCAACACCCAAGGAGCACAGCAGTGACCATCACGACCGGGCGCATGGACGTGCGCCGCACCCAGACCGACACCGGCACCACCTACGAGCCCCCGCTCGACCCGGACTGGGACGAACTCGACCGCCTGCGCTGGCACGCCGGCGTCGTCCACGGCGACACCGGCATCGGCCTCACCGTCGCGCCCGCGAAGTTCAGCGTCAACGGCGTCATCCAGGAGGGCCACTTCAACCTCTGGGTTGGCGACACCGTGGTGTGCCCCGGCAAGTACAGCGACACCCTCTCCTACCTCAACGGCATCGCCCTCGGCGCTCGGGGAGCCCCGTCGAAGGACCTGTGCTGCACTCACGGAGAGCGCATCGATCGGCTCCTCGACCTCCTCGAAGACCTCCACGGCCTCCGCCTGAAGAACGCGGGCATCTCCGCCGGGCAGGTCAGCCACCTCGTCGGGCAGTGGCAGCAAGGGATCATGACCCGCGAGGAGGCCATCGAGCGCCTCTCCCGCGAGACCGGCATCCCCGCTGGGAATTGGTCGACCGACCTCAACCTTCCCGACGGCGCCGCCGACTCCCTCAAAGAGGGATTCCAGACGCGGACTCCCGCCCTCCCCACCCTGGAAGCGAAGCAGGCCGCCGAAGAACGCCTCCGCGCCGACGGCGTCCTCCACACTGGCGGGCGCGTCGAGGGCAAGCCGCGGATGGTCGCCGACCCGTCCTCGCCCGACTGCCTGATCCCGCTCGGTTCGATCCGCGCCGTCGAAGCGGCCCGGAACCTCCAGGACGGCATCCAGGCGCTCCCGAAGGTGGACGACCTCACGCCCCCCGACGAGGCCCCGCCCGCACAGGACTAGACCCCTCCGAAACCCCCTGCCCCCACACACCACCCCCTCCCATGTCCCGACCACGAGGAGGACCACCATGACCACCCAGACCTGCGTCCTGTGCCGGACCACGAACAGCGACGGCACCGAGCGCGAACCGAACCTAGCCGCGCAGGGCCGCCAGGTGTGCACCGGGCACTACGCGCGCGCCGAGCGGCGCCTCGACATCATCGTCCCCCAGTGGGGCATGCTGTCGGCCGCGCTCGGATCCGGGAACGGGCACGCCCGCGTGTCCGGGACCGCCGAACCCACCCTCGGCGTCAGCGTCCCCGTGCTCGACCTCATCGGCCCCGCGAACACCGGCACCGTTTCCGACCCCTACGGCGACCAGACCGGCCACGCCTCCATCGCGTCCATCCTCCGCATGTGGGTGATCGACTGGGCCGACGCCCGCGGCCGCGGCGAGCGCGGCCCCGATGCGCTCACCGTCGACGCGCTCGTGACGTGGCTGCGCGACCGGCTTCCATGGGCCGTCGAAGAGATCAGATACGACCGCGACGGCCAGCGCGTCGGCGGCGGCCACCCGGCGCTGCTGGAGTTCGCCGACGACCTTGCCCGCATCGTGGGGGCGCTGCGGACCGCGAACGGCGACGTGCCCGACGCCGACGATCACCGCCACGGCATCGAGTGCCCCCGCTGCGACCTCCAGACGCTGTACGACACCGTCGACCTCGCCGAGGACTTCATCGAGTGTCTCGAATCCCGGGGCGGGTGCGGGAAGCTCCTCAAGCCCAGCGAGTACCACCGCTGGGTGCTGATGAAGGAGTTCTTCCTGCGCGCCTCCATCCCGTGCCCCCAGTGCGGGCTCGCGGCCCTCGCCGGGGCCCGCCGCCTCGACCGCGTCGAATGCCTCGAAGCGAAGGGCGGGTGCGGCGCGACTATCCCGTGGCAGGCCTACGACAAGTGGGTCAAGGCCGTCGCCGCCATCGAACGCGCCGGGATCCCCATCTGGGGGCACCACCACCCCCTCCCCGGCCCCGCCCTCCAGAACGCCGCATGACCACCACGAGACACGTACTTCGGCCACCGGGACTACCAAGCCGCGTGGACCGTGGTGGAGGTAGAACTGCCGTGACCGACGTCCTGACCTCTGAGCAGCGCGCACGACTCGAACTTGCCCGCGAGCTCGCCGCCTCTTCCTACACGCGCCTCAACGACGCCATCACGGCCGTCAACCAGCTGTGCGACAACAAGATGGAGCCGCGGCAACCCGACGACCTCGTGCACGCCGCGCGCTGGCTCCGCGGTCGCAACGGACGCCTCACCATCAGCGCCCGCATCCGCACCACTCTCAAGATCTGGAGGGCCCTGCGATGACGAACCCCATCGGGTTCCTCGAAGCCCGCCTCACGGAGGACGAGGCCATCGCGACCGAGGCGTCGCCAGGGCCGTGGCACCTCAACGCCGAACACGACGAAGTGATCGCCGTCGACGACATCGAGGTGTGTACCGCCTTCGCGCTCAGCAGCAACCAGCAGCGCAACACGGCACGGCACATCGCCCGTCATGACCCGTCCCGTGTCCTCCGCGAGATCCAAGCGAAACGCGCGCTCTTGGCTATCTACAAGCACGCCATCGAGACGTGGGACATCGTCGGTGACGGCTTCCGCGTGGTCGAACGCGCCGTAGTGGCGCTGGCGGCCGTGTACTCGGACCACCCCGATTACGACCCCACTTGGGCGACGGCCGAAACAATCTGACCGCAGAGTGGACGATTCTCGTGCAACACCTTACATTGAGAATTGACTTACATGCGCACACAGACCAGGAGCCCCGACAGCACCGCTGCGGGGCTCCGCCCATGCACGGGGGTGACCATGGCGAACTACACGGCCGCCCAAGCAGCCGAACGCTTCCGCGTCCACAGGACCACGGTCCTCTCCTGGCGGAACAGGGGCTGGTGCGACCCGGACACCGGCAAGCACCGCACGCTCTCGCCAGCGCTCGACCCCGTCACGGGCACACCCTTGAAGGACCCGAAGACCGGCGCGCTCCTCTTCCCCGAGTCCGAGCTCGTGCTCGCAGAGCAGCAGACACGCGCACAACACCGCCGGTCCCACCGGCGGTCTAGGGCACTGGTCAGCGCTCGAATCTAACTGCAACAGCACCACATCTTCCGGCCTTGAGGGCCGGTGTCTCCCCCGACGTAGACGCTCGACCGCCAGGCCAACGCCACGCCGCATGGATCTCTCGGGGGAGGGTCACCCGGTGTGCGCCTGGCGGTCGAGCCCGCCTCCCCCGCTCACAACCGGGGGAACCGCATGTCCGCCTGCACCATCCACCAGGGCGACGCCCTGACCGTCCTCAAGTCGATCCCGACCGGCACCGTCGACGCCGTCATCTGCGACCCGCCCTACAACTCCTCCGCCGGCGGCGGCTTCAAAGCCCCCGCCCGCGACAAGTACGTGTCCGGCGACGCCCAGCACGGCCTCGCGGACTTCGCGGGCGACCAGCGCGACCAGCGCGGCTTCACCGCCTGGCTCGCCATGGTCTACGCCGACTGCCTCCGCGCCGCCCGTCCCGGCGCGAGCCTCCTCGCGTTCACCGACTGGCGACAGCTCCCCGTCTCCAGCGACGCCATCCAGGCCGGCGGCTGGATCTGGCGCGGCATCATCCCCTGGAACAAGCCCGTCAACCGGCCCAAACGAGACGGCTTCCGCGCCTCCTGCGAGTACATCCTGTGGGCCACCCACGGTGAGCCCTACCGGCACTCGCCCTCGATCTACCTGCCCGGCCTCCTCACCGGCTCACAGCCACACGGCAACAAGCGGCGGCACATCACCGAGAAACCCGTCAACATCATGGCCGAGCTCGTGAAGATCGCCCCCGAAGGCGGCATGATCCTCGACCCGTTCTGCGGCTCCGGCTCCACCGGGGAAGCCGCGCTCGCGGCCGGGCGGCGTTTCACCGGGATCGAGATCTCCCGGCATTACGCCGGCGTCGCCGCCGAGCGGCTCGGCACCCAGACCCACCAACCCTGATCGCTCGGGAGGCGGACCCGATCCCCCGACGCCTCCCGAGCCCGAACATCCTGCTCCCTGTAAGTGGAGCAACCCCGGTGCATTAGGCGGAGACCTTCTACGGGTCCTGGCCCTCAAGGAGTCGACATGCGCAGCATCGGGATACCGCTCAAGCTCCGCGTCGGCGAGTTCATCGCGAGCGCAAAGCGTGCAGCGGTCGCTCTGCGCGGGAACAGAACGGCGTCCCCGACGGCGCGGGAGGCCTGTCCGTTCTGCTCACGCCCCGACCAGTGGTCCGCTTGCCCGATCCACGACAACGGCGCCTGATCCGATGCCCCGCGCAAAGCACCCGTGCTCGGTACTCGGATGCGGCGAGGTAGTCGATGCGGGCCAGTCCCGATGCCCCGCCCACCGTGCCGAGGCCGACCACCGCAGGGGTACAGCTAGGGAGCGGGGCTACGACCGGGCGCACGAGCAGGGGTTCAGGCAAGGGGTCCTCGCGAAGGATCCGTTCTGCACCTGCACACCAGACCATCCAGCCCACGCGGGCAGCCCGTGCGGACAGCAGTCCACCGTTGCCGACCACTGGCCCCGGGACCGGAGGGTACTGGTGTCCAAGGGCCTGGACCCGAACGATCCTCGACACGGGCGCGGGCTGTGCGCGTCGTGCCACGGATGGCAGACCACACAGCACCAAGCAGGGGGATGGGCAAGGCCCGAGCACTGAGCCGCACGGCTCCCGCTCACTCAGCGCACACGCTGACAGTTCACGCCAGCGCCTGACCTCGTGTTGAAGATTTATTTCATCGATCGATCGTCACTCACAGTGACGAAAACCTGGGGGGAAACCCCTTGCCAAGGGGGCTCCGGACCGCCGGGGAGGTAGTTTTCCATCTGTACGGGTTCCCAACTTTTCGGCCGTCACTCTCCGTAACGGATTATTGGGATTCATTTCCAATTATGCGGCCTGATTCCACTCTGAAACAGAGGGGGCACCATGCCCGGACAACTGCCGAAGGAAGACCCGGCCCGCCGGAACAAGTCGACCTCGAAGGCCACCCTGAACCCCGACCACGACGTCCAGGCCCCGCTGCTGCCCAAGGGCCGCACCTGGGACTGGCAGACCGAGTCGTGGTGGCGCGACATCTGGGCGAGCCCGATGGCCTCGGAGTACGACGACTCCGACAAGCACGGACTCTTCCGCCTCGCCGTCCTCGTCGACGACTACTGGACGACCGACAACGCGAACACCCGCGTCAAGCTCGCCGCCGAGATCCGCCAGCAGGGCGCCCTGTACGGGATCACCCCGCTCGACCGGCGCCGCCTCCAGTGGGAGGTCGCCCGCGGCGACGAAGCCGAGCAGAAGAACCGCCGCCGCACCGCCGAGCAGGCACCGCCCGCCACCGGCGACGGCGCACCGCCGCAGCCCGCCGACCCCCGCCAATACCTCCACCTCGTCCCCGATGCGGAGGCGATGTGACGGGGCTGATCGTCCCGCCACTCGATGAAGAACCCTGGCCCACACTCGGACCGCAGATCTGCGACCTGATCGAAGAGCGCTGCGTTTTCGGCCCCGGCGACCTCCGCGGCGAACCCGCCGTGATCGACGCCGAGAAGCGCGCGCTCATCTACCGCATGTACGAGGTCTACCCCAAGGGCCACCCGAAGGCGGGCAAGCGGCGCTTCAAACGCGTCTGCATCTCCCTGCGCAAAGGCACCGCGAAGACCGAATTCGCGGCCTGGGTCGCCTACGTCGAGCTGCACCCCGAGGGCCCGGTCCGCTTCGCAGGCTGGGACGCGTACGGCAACCCCGTCGGGAAACCGGTCAAGGACCCGTACATCCCGATGATCGCCTACACCGAGGAGCAGACCGAGGAACTCGCGTACGCCGCTCTCAAGGTGATGTGCGAGGAGTCCACCGACGCGGACCTGTTCGACCCGACCATGGAGCGGATCACCCGTACCTCCGGCGGCGGGAAAGCCCTCGCGCTAGCGGCGGCGCCGAACGCCCGCGACGGCGCGCGCACCACGTTCCAGCACGCGGACGAGCCGCACCGGTTCGTCCTGCCGCGGCTGGTCAAGGCGTGGCAGACGATGCTCCAGAACATCCCCAAGCGGCCGCTCGCCGACCCGTGGTCGCTGTCGACGACCACCGCGGGCGCCTCCGGCGAGCAGTCGGTCGCCGAGTCGGAGAAGGAGTACGCAGAGAAGGTCGCCGCCGGGAAGGCGAAGGACCCGCAGCTGTTCTACTTCCACCGCGAGGCCTCCGCACGGCACGACATCGAGACCGACGAGGGCCTGCGGGCCGCGATCATCGAGGCCTCCGGCCCCGTCGTCGCCGCCTGGTCCGACATCGACTCCATCGTGTCCCTGTACCACCAGGCCGACACCGACAAGGCCTACTTCGAGCGCGTCTGGCTCAACCGCTGGGTGGCCTCGGCGAACCAGGCGTTCAACCCCGAGCGGTGGAAGGACCTCGCGGCCCCCCGCACCGTCATCGCCAAGGGCGCGCAGATCGCGCTCGGCTTCGACGGCGCGCGCTGGAGAGACGCGTGCGGACTGGTCGCGACGCACCTGGAGACCGGGCACCAGTGGGTGACCGCGCTGTGGGAGAAGCCCGAGGACTACAAGGGCGAGTGGGAGGTCCTCGACGAGGACGTCGACGCCGCCGTCGACGCGGTCTTCGACCAGTGGAACGTCGTCCGCTTCTACGCCGACCCGCCCCGGTTCGAAGCGAACGTCTCCCGCTGGGCGGGCAAGTACGGGCCGAAGAAGGTCCTGGAGTGGTACACCAACCGGCCCAAGCAGATCGGGCAGGTCATGCGGGCCTACAGGACCGCGATCGACTCCGGGGAGCTCACGCACTCCGGGGACCCCGATCTCGCCCGGCACATCGCCAACGCCCGCGTCGGCAACCTGAAGCTCATGGACGACGACGACAAGACCCCCTTGTGGACGATCTACAAGGAGCGTCCCGACTCCACGGACTTCATCGACCTCGCCATGGCCGGGGCCCTCTCCTGGCAGGCCCGCCTCGACTCGATCGCCGCCGGCCAGATGCGCGCCTCCAACGGACGAATGATCGTCCTCCGATAGGAAGGGGCACGGTGTGGCTGAGCTCGTCGACGTCCTCAAGCGCCTCGAACAACGCCACAAGGCCCAGCTGCCCGACCTGGAGCGCCTGAACTCGTTCTACGAGGGCAAGCAGTCGCTCTCCTACCTGCATCCCGAGCTGATCGCCGAGCTCGACGACCGGCTCAAGCAGGTCGTCATCAACTGGCCTGAGCTCGTCGTCGACTCCCTCGACGACCGCCTCGACGTCGAAGGATTCCGCGTCTGGGGCGACAGCAAGCTCGAAGACCAGCTGTGGGAGCAGTGGCAGCGCAACGACCTCGACGAGGCCTCGCAGATGGGGCACCAAGAGGCCATGGTGTGCGAGCGGGCCTACACCATCGTCGGCACGAACGAGGACGCCGACGAAGACGAGACGCCGCTGATCACCGTCGAGTCGCCGTTCGAGGTCGTGCACGAGAACGACCCGCGCACCCGCACCGTCCGCGACGCCGCGAAATTCTGGTGCGAGGGCGAAGGCAAGGACAAGGTCGACCACGCCACCCTCTACGTCCCCGGCATCACCGCCTGGTGGATCCGCGACGGCGACGACTGGATCGAGGACCCCGAGTACAAGCGCGACGAGCACAACCTCGACTTCAACCCGGTCACGCCGCTGCTGAACAAGACCCGCCTCCACGGCGACGGCATCTACGGCCGCTCCGAGCTCGCCTCGATCATCCCGATCTCCGACGCGGCCTGCAAGATCGGCACCGACATGATGGTGTCGGCCGAATTCCACGCCATGCCCAGGAGATGGGCGCTCGGCTTCGGGCCCGAGGACTTCGTCGACGAGGTCGGCAACAAGATCTCCGCCTGGTCGAAGGTCGCCGGACGCATCTGGGCGTCCATGAAGCGCAAGGACGAAGGCGCCGAGGTCGGCCAGTTCCCCGAAGCCGACCTGAAGAACTTCCACGACACCCTCAACCTCCTCGCGCGCATGTGCGGCGCCCTCGGCGCGCTCCCCCCGCACTACATGGGCTTCTCCGACGGCAACCCCGCCTCCGCGGACGCGATCCGCTCCTCGGAGTCGCGCCTGGTCAAGCGCGCCGAGCGCCGTCAGCGCGGCTACGGCGGCACGTGGGAGACCACGCAGCGCAAGGCCCTCGCCATCACCGGCCGCGACGTCTCCGACCTCGCCCGCATGGAGACCGTCTGGCGCGACCCCGCCACCCCCACCAAGGCGCAGGCCGCCGACGCCGCCGTGAAACTGTTCACCGCCGGGATCTCCACCAAGCGCCAGGCCCGCATCGACGTCGGCTACACCGACACGCAGATCAAGCGCATGGAAGAGGAAGACGCCGAGGAGCTCGAACGCGACCCGGTCACCCAGCTCGGGCAGGCCATGCGGATGAGCCCGGCCCAGCAGGCCGCCCTCGACGCGGCCGAAGCCGACGACGAAGCGGTCCTCGCCGGTGCAGCCGCCGCTCAAGGCCAGTAGCGACCGCGCCGCGCACCTCAAGCGCACCTCCGCGGCCGCGACGGCCGAAGCCCGCCGCCTGTGGCGCCGCGTCGACCTCACCCGCGTCGCCGCCTCCTGGCTCGACCTCCTGCCGCGGCTCCTGGTCGTCATCGCCGCCGCCCAGCTCGACGCCGCGCGGACCGCCGAGGCCTACACGGCCGCCGCCCTCGGGCAGCAGGACATCACGAAACCGACCGAAGGCGAACTCGACCCGTGGGCGCTGGTCGGCACCGCCTCCGACGGGCGGCCGCTGGAGTCGCTGCTGATGCAGCCCGCCCTGACGACCCTCAGCGCCCTCGCCGCCGGGACGGTCCGGTCGCGCGCGCTCGGGCTCGGCTGGACGGCCCTGGACATGATCTGCCGCACCCAGGTCGCCGACGCGTTCCGCAACGCCGACTCCGTCGCGGGCGTTAACCGGCGCGTCACCGAGTACGTGCGGGTCCTCACCCCGCCGTCGTGCTCGCGGTGCGCGATCCTCGCCGGCGACGGCCGCGCCTGGAACACCGCGTTCCGCCGCCACCCTGGCGACGACTGCATCTCGATGCCGACCACCCGCGACAAGGGGATGGACCACCGCACCGACCCCATGGCCTATTTCGAGTCGCTATCACAGGCCGAGCAGGCCCGGATCTTCACGAAGGCGGGCGCGCAGGCGATCAGGGACGGCGCCGACATCTACGCCGTCGTCAACGCCCGCCGCCGCGCCGCGGGCATGACCGGCACCGTCACCAACCGGCTGACGCGCCGCGGCAAGGACATCCGCCTGGATGCGAACCAGTTCGCCATCACCGGCCGCCGCGGGCGCCTGCGCACCGTGAACGTCCTGGGCCAGGACACCTACATCACCCTCGAAGGCCGCCCCGTCCGCCTCCCCGGCGGCGGATCCGCCCCACGAATGATGCCCGAATCGATCTACGCGATCGCCCGGGACCAAGAGCACGCGATCCGGCTGCTGCGCCTCCACGGCTACATCTGGCACTGAGCAGCCGACCGCACCGGGAGCCCGACTCCCAACCCGCACCAGAAGGAAGGCCGCCGCATGGCGCACGACCAGGGCGAAACGCCCACCACCACACCGTGGTTCACCCTCTTCCGTCACGACGACGGCGACGAGGACCAGCCCGCAACGGACCCGAACCCGGCCGACGACACCGACGACCAGCACGACGACGACGGCGACAAGCCCTCCGACGATGCTCCCGCCGACGACCAGCCCGCCAAGGGCAAGGAGATCGACTGGAAGAAGCGCTCGCGCGAATGGGAGCGCCGCGCCAAGGAGAACAAGGAGAAGGCCGACAAGTTCGACGCGGTCGAAGCCGAGAAGAAGACCGAAGCGGAGCGGCTCACCGATCAGGCGGCCGCCGCGGAGGCCCGCGCTGCGAAGGCCATGACCCGCGCGGTCAACGCCGAGATCGCCGCACTCGCCGCCGAAAGCTTCGCCGACCCGACCGACGCGGTCGCCGCGCTCAACGCCGCCGAGTTCATCGACGGCGACGACATCGATACCGACGCCATCCGCGACCAGCTCGCCGACCTCCTGGAGCGCAAGCCCCACTGGGCGAAGTCGAAGGAGCCCGCGGCCGCCCCGGCGCCGCCCAAGCCCCGCCCGGACCCCGGCCAGGGCCCCCGCGGCGGCGACAACAAGGTCGACTACCGCAACGCCACCCGTGAGGACTTCAACGGCGAGATGGCGAAGTACGGCCTGCGCACCCGCTCATGATCCGCATCGCGGCCTCCATGGCCGAAGGCCGCTTCCACCTCGCGGTGGACGGCCACGAGCAGCGGGCCGAGGGCGGACGCGTCTGCGCCGCGGTGTCGGCGATCACCCAGACGGCCCTGCTCGGACTTGAGCAGATCGCCGCCCAGTTCCCCGAGCTCGTGGAGCTCACCATCGAAGAGGAGACACACCCATGACCACGCTGACCAAGCGCGGCTGGTTCAACCTGGCCCGGCACGACGTGCGCTCGACGCTCCCGTCGTCGATCCGCGCCATCATGCAGAACGGCCTGCTCGACCGCGCCTTCGAGGACGCCCTCACCCCCCAGTTCCTGTACCCGCGCGTCGCCGCCTCCGAGCCCTGGCAGGGCGGCCTCGGCGACACCTCGACGGCGACCCGCACCGGCCTCCTGGAGCCGAAGACCACCCCGATCACCGGTTCGGACCCGTCCCCTTCGAGCTACGCGGTCGAGCAGTGGTCGGTGACGATGGACCAGTACGGCGACGCGATCGACACCAACATGCTCCAGTCGTCGATGACGCTGGCGTCGAAGTTCCTCAAGGACATCCAGACCCTCGCCACCGGCGCGGGCCAGTCGCTCAACCGGATCGCCCGCGACCGGCTCTACCGCGCCTACTCGGGCGGGCGCACCTGGGTGACCGCCGCGGCCACCACCGACACCTCCATGGTCGTCGAGTCCGTCGACGGCTTCACCCACGTGGTCGTCAACGGCGTCCCCACCCCCGTCTCGGGGTCGAACCCGCTCAACATCACCGTGGACGGCGTCGCCAACACCGTCATCGGCGTCAACACGGGCACGAACACGCTCACTCTCGGGACCACCCGCGTCGATGTCATCGGCGAGGCGGTCGTCTCCGCCAACGCGCCCGTCTCGATCCGGCCCGGTGCCGCCGACACCGCGTTCGACCTCACCGGGTCGAACGTGGCGACGCTGTCGCTGTTCCGGGCCGCGACCACGCGCCTGCGCCGCATGAACGTCGACACCATCGACGGCGCCTACGTCGCGCACATCGACGCCGAGACGCTCAACCAGCTGTTCGACGACGAGGAGTTCCAGCGGCTCTACCAGGGCCGCGGCGAGGCGTCGGCGGTGTGGCGCGACCTGGCGGTCGGCCGCGTCGCGGGCATCGACTTCGTGCGCAACGAAGAGGCCCCGATCGCCGAGGTCGGCTCGGTCGACGTCCACCAGCCCATCGTCTACGGCGCGGACGCGCTCGTGGCCGCGCCGTTCGCGGAGATGGGCCGCCTCCTGGCCGAGACCGACGTCTCCGACGTCCCCTCGATCCAGATGGTCGACGCCGCCCCGAACGTCCAGGTCGCCCGCATCATCCGGCCCCCGCAGGACCGCCTCCAGCAGATCGTGTCCTCCGCGTGGTCGTGGGTCGGCGACTTCGGCGTCCCCTCCGACATCACCACCGGCGACGCGGCTCTGTTCAAGCGGGCCGTGGTCATCGAGCACGCCGGTTAGCAGGAAGGGAGCACCGAGATGCGCGTTCGTGCAAACCAGGATTTCCGCACCTACGTGAGCGGCACGCCGCTGCGCGTGACGGCCGGGAGCATCTGGACGGGCGGCGCGGCACGGGCCATGCTCGCGACGCACTGCCCCGTCACCGACCTCGACGCCGAGGCCACCGGCCCCGACGACGACGAGCCCGACGGCCACGACAGCACCGGCGAGCACGGCGCCCCCGGTGCCGACGACAGCGCCCCGGACGGATCCGACGCGGCGACTGCCGACGGCGGGAACGACGGCGACCCGGCCGACCCGCCTGCCGGGGTCCAGGAGGCCGACGCAGAGCCGACCGAGGGGGAGGCGCCCGCGGCCGAAACGGCCACCGTCGCCGAAACCGAGGAGGCCCCGACCGAGGCGGCCGACGCTGTCCCGGACGGGAACGTCTCCGACGTCCTCGACTGGGTCGACGGCGACGCCGAGAAGGCCCGCCAGGCCCTCGACGTCGAACGCGGCCGCGAGCGGCCCCGCGCGGGCCTGGTCAAGCAGCTCACCCAGATCGTCGAGTAGCCGGTGCACGCGGAGGGAGGCGGACGGTGGACCCGCTGATCACCAAGGCGCAGCTCGCCGCCCGCCTCCACAAGGACGTCGCCGACCTCGACGACGCCACCGCCGACCTCGCGCTGTACACCTCGTCCGGGATCGTCCGCGGCCTCACGCAGCAGACGATCTCGTTCGTCGAGCACGAGACCGTCCTCCTCGGTGGGGCCACGCAGAAGCTCACGCTCCCGCAGCGGCCCGTCGCCGTCGACGACGACCACCCGCTCACCGTCGTCGAGGTCGGCGACTTCGGCGGCCTCGACCTGACCCTGGTCGAGGACCGCGACTTCACGCGGCTCGGCAACGAGCTCACCCGCGGGCAGGCCTGGTCCCAGACCAGCCGCCTCATGGGCTGGCCGCGCACCCGTGTCCTCGGCGTGTGGTCCCCGCGCGTGCGCGTCACCTACAGCCACGGCTACACCGAGATCCCCGGCGACATCGTCGACGCCTGCCTCGACGCCGCCGTCCCCTGCTACCAGAACCCGACCGGGCTGCGGCAGCGGAGCATCGACGACTACTCCGAGACGTTCGCCAGCGAGTTTCTCGGCGCCGCGCTCGTCGCGAACCTCAAGGTCAAGCTCGGGCTTCTGGGCCGCCGCCGCGGCGCCTGGTCGGTCACCCCCGGATAGGAGGCGACCATGCTCGACATCGCCGCTGCGCTCGAAGCCGGCCGCGCGGCCGCCGAGGAGCGCATGGTCGACACCTGCACGATCCGCCGCCCCACCGGGACGGTTACCGACCCGGTCACCGCCGAGGTCACCACGACCTACGACGTCCTGTACAGCGGCCAGAAGTGCGAAGTCCAGTCGAAGGGGTACTGGGGCGAGGCGCGCGAGGTCGCCGAGGCGTTCAAGAACGTCCTGGCGCTGGAGGTCAAGCTGCCGATCGCGGTGCTGGGCCTCAACGTCGACGACGAGATCACCGTGGACGCCTCCGTGCACGAGCCCGACCTCGTTGGCCGTGTCTTCCACCTGAAGGACCTCTCCCACAAGTCCCACGCGACCGCACGGCGCGTCCTGTGCCGGGAGGTGACCGGGTGAGCGACGGCGTGGACGACCGCGAACTCCAGATGTACATCGCCGAGCTCGGGCGCGTCGGCGGCCGCCTCCACCGGGAGGGCCTCGCCGTCGGCGAGAAGGGCGCGCTGAACATCAAGCAGGACTGGGCGAAGACCTGGTCCGGCCACCCGTACTTCCCGGCGCTGCCGCGGGCGGTGAGTTACGACCGCCGCGCCCAGGGCGCGGACGCGGAGTGGGAGATCGGCCCCGACAAGGACCGCCCGCAGGGCGCCCTCGGCAACATCATCGAGTACGGCACCGTCAACAACGGCCCGATCCCCGGCGGCCTGCCCGCGCTCGACCGCGAGGTCCCCCGCTTCGTGCAGGCGCTCGCCGACCTCGGCATGGACGTGCTCAGTGGCGATTGACCCGGTCGCCGAGCCTGCCGCGGCCGCGTTCCTGGCGCTGCTGCGCGCGAACCCGAACCTCACCGTCTTCGACGGTCCGGCGCCGCTCGACCAGCGGCCGCCCTACCTCGTCGTGTACTTCGCGGGCGGCCCGCGCCTGGGCGACGGCCTGCGCCGACAGCCCGACAAGGCGACGATGCGCGCCTACGTGCACGCCGCCGGGGAGACCACGGCCGCGGCCCGGATCCTCGGCGGCCACGTCGACGCCGCCGTCCTCGGCGAGCGCTTGACGGTCCCCGGTTGGGACTGCGGGCCGGTCGACTGCGAGCTCGCGAACCCGCCGGTCCCCGACAAGTCGACTGGGGTCCTCGTCATGGACGCCGTCTCCACCTGGGTGTGGTGGATGACTGCGGCCTAGCGCTGGACCTGCTTCCGGCGTTTCCTGCGGATCATGCCGATCCGCGCCCAGATGAGGGCGTACGCGATGCCGATCGCGACGAACACGGCGATGAGCAGCAGCCCGCCGAGGACGCGGAACGGCGGCACGAGCAGGACCAGCAGCACCAGCACCACGATCCCGACGACGCCGACGGCCGTCAGGGGTTTCCGCGTGCGCTCAGGGGTTGAGGGTTCCGACATCCCCCCAGCGTAAGGCACACCCGCGTCCTCCACATCGGCCGAACGTGCCGACCCGTCACCACAGAAACACCAGGAGAACCAATGGTCAAGCCCACTCACGTGCTGCTCAAGCACCCGAAGACGGACGCGACGTGGCACTGCCCCGTCGGCGCCGTCGACGTCTGGCTCGACAAGGGCTGGACCAAGGCCCCCGACGAAGCCGCGCCCGCCGCGGCGAAGACCGACCAGGAGCCCGCGAAGGCCTCCAGCACCGGGAAGGACAAGTAAGCCATGGGCGACATCATCGTCGACGGCACGGTCAAGGTGGCGTACTGCCCGACCGTCGCCGACCTCTCCGCACCCACGCTCGTCGAGATCGCCGCGGGCATCGACGACCTCGACGTCATCATCACCGCCGACGGCCTCATCGGGTTCGAGCCCGAGACCGCCGAGGTCGACACCACCGGCCTGTCCTCGACGTTCGACACCAAGCGGCCCGGCCGCGCGTCGTTCTCGGGCACCATGCTGCGCATCAAGAAGCAGACCGGAGTCGACGCCGCCTACACGACCCTGGTGCGCTCCACCGAGGGCGTCCTCGTCGTCCGCCGGTACATCCTCGCCGCCGGGGCGTGGGCCGTCGCCGACAAGGCCGCCTGCTACCCGATCCAGTGCGGTGAGCGCCGCGACCTCGCCCCCGAGGCCAACACCACCGCCCGCTGGGAGGTCCCGACGATGATCCACTCCGACCCCGAGCTCAACGCGGTCGTGGCGGCCGGCGCATGACCGACGACATCGACGAGGCCATCAGGAACGCGAACCTCCGCGAGAAGACCGTCCCGGTGTGCCTCAATCCCAACGCGGTCGAGGCCTACCAGGAGGCCGAACTCGCCGCGGTCAAGGCCAACAACGACTCCCTGCGCGGCGCCGACCCCGTCCCGCAGGAGCTCGTCGACGCCGTGAACGCCTCCACGGTCAACTTCACGATCCGTGCACTCGGACGCACCGACTGGCGCAAGCTCGTCAAGAAGCACCCCCCGCGCGAGGGCAACCCCACCGACCGCCAGCTCGGCTACAACGAGGACGACTTCTACGAGGCCCTCGTCCGCAAGTGCGTCATCGCACCGGCCATGAGTGCCGAGAAGTGGGAGGAGGTCGACCCGCTCATCAACGAAGGCGAGTGGCTGAAGCTCGTCGGCGCCGTCCAGGCCGTCAACCTCCAGGTCTCCCGCCTCCCTTTCTAGTCAAGCGGCTGCACGAGTCCGCCGAGCTCCTCGCGCGCGTCAAGACCGCGCGGGACCTTGGCGTCTCCCTCAAGCGCTTCGACGGCTGGGAGCCTGTGACGCGCTCGTGGACCGAGGAGCGGGACGGCCGCACCGTCACCGTCACCGAACGCGAGACCGAGTGGGACGCCGACGAACAGGACTGGATGCTCGCGCTGGCACTCACCGAGGCCGACGAGTGCCCCGGCTGCCACGGGTGGCTGTCCGAGACGACCCTCCCGGAGAACGACGACAAGTACCTGCCGGGCCCGCCCGTCCGCTGCCACCGCTGCACCGCGCAGGGCATCGGGGCCGACCAGATCCGCGCTCAGAAGAAGCCGCAGCCGCAGGCGCTGTTCCTGCCTGTCCGCCATAGGGAGGAGGCCCCGTGGCTAACCGCACCGTGACCGTCGGCCTCCGCATGCAGATGGCCTCCGCGATCGGCGCGGTCCGCGGCTACCGGCAGGAGTGGATCAAGGCCCGCGACGAGCTCCACAAGAACATGCTCGACCACCGGCAGGCCACCCGGGACCTCGCCGACACCGCCCAGAAGACGGGCGCGGTCATGGTCGGGGCCGTCGCGCTCGCCGTCGTCAAGTCCGCCGAGTTCGAAGCACAGATGTCGGCCGTGAACGCGGCGCTGCGCGAGTCCGACGAGAACATGCAGCGGCTCCGGGAGGCGGCGCTCGCGGCGGGCAAGGACACGAAGTACTCCGCGGTCGAGGCAGCCCAGGCGATCGAGGAGCTCGGCAAGGCCGGTGTCGGCACCGAGGACATCCTCTCCGGCGGCCTCAACGGCGCCCTCGCCCTCGCCGCGTCCGGGAACCTCGAAGTCGCCAAGGCCGCGGAGATCGCCGCGATCGCCATGCAGCAGTTCGGCCTCTCGGGTTCCCAGATCCCCCACGTCGCCGACCTCCTTTCCGCCGGGGCGGGCAAGTCCCTCGGCTCGGTCGAGGACCTCGGCGCCGCACTCCAGCAGTCCGGCCTCGTCGCGAACCAGTTCGGCATCAGCATCGAGGACACCACGGGCGCGCTCGCCGCGTTCGCCGCGGCGGGCCTCATCGGCTCCGACTCCGGCACCTCGCTCAAGACGATGCTGACCATGCTCGCGAACCCCTCGAAGGAGTCCGCCGAGCTCATGGAGCAGCTCGGCATCAACGCGTACGACGCGGCCGGGCAGTTCGTCGGCCTCACCGACCTCGCCGGGCAGCTCCAGACCAAGATGGGCGGCCTCACGCAGGCCCAGCGGGACCAGGCGCTCGCGCAGATCTTCGGGACCGACGCGCTCCGCGCCGCGAACGTCCTCTACGAGGAGGGCGCGGCCGGGATCCGCGACTGGACCCTCGCCGTCAGCGACTCCGGCTACGCCTCCGAAGTTGCCGCCGCCCGCATGGACAACCTCAAGGGCGACGCCGAGCGGCTCGCCTCCACCGTCGAGTCCACGCTCGTCGGCGCGGGCTCGGGCGCGAACGACGTCCTGCGGACCCTCACCCAGACCACCACCGGCCTCGTCGAGCAGTTCTCGACCCTCCCCGGACCGGTCCAGACCAGCCTCCTGACCATCACCGGGCTCGGCGGCGCCGGCCTCATCGCCGCCGGCGGGCTCGCGAAGCTCGTCGTCTCCGCCGCCGAGACGCGCGAGGCCATCGCTGAACTCCAGCGCAACGGCTCCAAAGCGGACCGAACCATGATGAGGGTCGCCAAGGGCGCGGGCATCGCCTCGGCCGCGATCGCCACCATCGGCGTCGGCAACACCGCGCTCGCACGCGACGTCACCTACGACCTTGAGAACCTCACGAAGGCCCTGGAGAAATACGGCAAGACCGGCGAGGCCACCGGCGAGGCATCGAAGTTGTGGGGCGACGACCTCGGGCTCCTCTCCAACGACCTGAACGTCCTCGAAAAGTCCTGGTACGACGTCACCGGCACCGCGATCGCCGCCGGCGTGGAATGGGCCACGTTCGCGAACGCCTGGTCCGATGACACCGTCTCCCAGGCGAAAGACCGCATCGACGGCCTCGACCAGGCGCTGGCGGACATGGTCGCGTCCGGCAACGGCGACCAGGCCGCCGCGGCGTTCTCGCGGATCGCCCAGATGGCCGAGGCCGAGGGCGTCAGCATCGACGAGGTCAAGCAAGGCCTGCCGCTCTACCAGGCGGCCATGGAAAACGCCATCCAACCGACCGAAGACGTCTCGGCCGCGACCCGCATCTATGCCGACTCCCTCGGTGTCGTCCCCGAGCTCGCCGAAGAGGCCCAGGCCGGGATCACCCAGTTCGAGGAGGCGCTCAAGACCCTCACCGACACGCTGTTCGGCGTCGAGGAGGCCGAAGACCGTGTCGCGACCCTGGTGAACCAGGCCAAGGAAGCGTTCGCGGAGAACGGCGGGGCCGTCACCGGCAACACCGAGGCCGCACTCGCGAACCGCGAAACGCTGAGGAGCCTCATCACCGCCTATATGGACCAAATCCTGGCGGTCGCCGAGGCGACCGGCTCCCAGGAGGAGGCCATGGGCGTCGCCGAGGACCTCGAAGGCCAGTTCCGGTCCCTCGCCGGGCAGCTCGGCCTCTCCGAGGAGCAGGTCGACGACTACGCCGCGGCGTTCGACGACATCCCGTCTCTCGTGCAGACCACGGTCCGCACCACCTACGAGTACCGGTACGTGACCGTCAAGCCCTCCGGCCCGTCCGGTCTGGCCGTCCCCGGCCTCGCCGACGGCGGCTACTTCGGGTACGCCGACGGCGGCGCCGTCCAGCGCTACCCCAAGGGCGGCGCCGTCTACGGCGCTGGCGGGCCCCGCACCGACTCCATCAACGCCAAGTTGAGCACCGGCGAGTTCGTCGTGAACGCGTTTGCGACCCGCCGCAACAGGATGCTCTTGGAGGCGATCAACGCCAACCAGTTCAACTGGTCCGACCTGGCGGCGGGAGGGTCGATGCGGCAGGCCGCCTACGGCGCCCCGATGGGCGCCATGAGCTTCTCCGACGGCCGCGTGATCGTCGAGTTCCGGTTCCAGGGCGCGGCCGACTCGTTCACCCGCGCCATCCGGGACGCCGCCTATCTTCACGGCCAGGGCAACGTCCAGTACGCGTTCGGGACGAGCTGATGACGATCCCGCTCCAGTTCCGGATCGAGATCGCGCTCGGCGCCGACATCAACGGCGACCCCACCGGGTGGACCTGGACGGACATCACCGACCGCGTGCTCGTCGTCGACGGCGCGAAGATCACGATCCGCCGCGGCCGCCGCAGCGACTCCGGCGCCGTCACGGCCGCGAACGCCACGTTCATCCTCGACAACGACGACGGCGCCTTCGAGACCGACAACCCGCTCTCCCCGTACTACCCGCTGCTCGACGTCAACACGCCCGTGCAGATCAGCGTGTCCCCCGACAGCGGATCGTCCTGGTACGCCAGGTTCGCTGGCTACCTCACGAAACTGCCCACGCGCTGGCTCGGGGCGGGGGCGGCGATCTCGCGGATCACGGTGACGGCCGAGTCGATCCTGCGCCGCCTCAGCCAGGAGGACGCGGCCTCGCCGCTGGAGCGGACGGCGCCCGCGCTGTTGAGCGGGCGGTGCCTGGAGTACTGGTCGATGCAGGACGGCCAGTACGCGACCCAGTGCGCGTCCCACTTCGCCGGCGGCATCCCGATGACCGTTACCGGCAGCCTCGACCTGGGCCGGTCGACGCCACCGCCCGGCTCGACAGCGACGGCCATGTCCGACTACGAGTTCATGGCCGCGCGGCCGCCCTCGGCGACGGGCACGGTCCGGCCGTACACGAACACCGGCGCATGGTCCGTCCACGGCATCTTCCGGATCGAGCAGGAGGCTCCGTTCGAGCTCGTGCTCATGGAGTGCGATCTCGCCAAGGCCGAAGGCTCGGCGCAGCCGGACAAGATTCGTCTAGTCGTCGACGACGAGGTCCTCTCTCTGGAGGCGTACCGCGAGGACGACACGCTCCTGGGATCGATGAGCACCGGCATCGTCGCCTCCCGGGCCCCCAACGACGGCGAGTGGCATGCGATCACCGTGCGCGCGGCCCAGTCGGGGTCTGACGTCCTGGCCCGGATCCGCTACGAGGGTGCCACATACACGCTGACGCTCACCGGCAAGACCCTCGGCCCGATCCGGCGGGTGGCGTTCCCGTCGACGCGGATCACCACCGCCCCGAAGACGCTGTCGGTCGGGCACTTGGCGGTGTACGACCACGAGCTGACCACGGTCCTCCAGGACCGGGTCGCGCAGGCGATGCGCGCCTACCCGCGGGAGCAGGCGAACGCCCGGATTGGGCGCACCGACACCGAATCGGCCCTGATGTACCAGGTCCAGGTGTTCAGCGGCGTCTCCAGCATGGTGGAGCTCCTGGGCGAGCAGCCGCACGCCAACAGTCTCGGGATCCTCGCCGACGCCGCCGAGGCCGACGGCGGCATCCTGTTCGAACCGGCCGACTTCGCGGACGGGTCGCTGCGGTACTACTCGCGCGCCTTCATCAACGGCCTCGCCAACGCTGCGCCCGCGGTGGTCATCCCCCAGCGGATCCTCGCCGACCTCGACAAGAACGACGACGACTATCTCCTGTCCACTCAGGTGACGGCCGCCGGGGCGGGCTCGTCGGTCACCGCGGCCGTCTCGCCGGTGCAGAACGCGACGGCGATCTCGGTCAACGTCGCCGACGGCGACCGGCTCCCGGACATGGCCGGATGGGCGCTCTACCAGGGCACCCGCAAGGGCGGCCGCTTCCCCAGCACCAAAGTGAACATGCACGAGGCCAGCACGTTCCTGATGTACGACTGGCTCAACAGCGACCTCGGCGACCGCATCGCCCTCGACGACCCGCCCCCGCACGCCGGCGACGTCGACATGATCCTGGAGGGCTACACCGAGACCATCGACCTGTACGACTGGGTCCTGGACCTCTACGGCTCCCCGGCCTCTCGGTACCAGATCGCCGACCTCGACGACACCACCCGCGGCCGCATGGACACCGCAGGCTCCCGCCTCGTCAACGCGGTCACCGCGGCCGCGACGGCCTTGGAGGTCGAGACGCATGAAGGCTCTGAATGGTCCACTGCGGCAAGCGGATTCGACGTCGGCGTCGGCGGGGAGCGCATGGCCGTCACCTCGGTCGCGGCCGCGTTCTCCGACACGTTCACCCGTTCGGTGTCGAACGGGTGGGGCACCAGCACGTCGGGGCACGCATGGTCGCTGACCGGCGGCCTGGCCTCCGACTACTCCGTGAACGGGACCAGGGGTCTCATCTCCCTCGGCGCCGTGAACTCCCTGCGCTCCACCTACATCGCCGGTCTCGCGGTCGCCGACATCGACCGGACATTCACCGTCAGAGTCCCCGTCATCCCGACCGGCGCCGGGATCCAGGTGCGGTCCATGGTCCGCTGGGACGTCGCTGTCGGCACCTACTACATGCCCCAGATCCAGATCGAGACGTCGTCGGCCGTCACCGCGACCATCCGCAAGAGCGTCGCAGGCGTCAACACCACCCTCCGCTCGAAGGTCCTCGGCGTGACGCACACCGCCACCACCGACTACCGGCTCCGGGTCCGCACCGAAGGCTCGTGGATCTACTTCAAAGTGTGGACGACCGCGCAGGCGGAGCCGACGCAGTGGACCGACGCGGCATGGGACACCGACATCACCACCGCTGGCGCCTGGGGCGTGAGGGCTGCGCTTCTCACCGGCAACACCAACAGCCTGCCCGTCGTCATCCAGGTCGACAACGACACCACCGCGAACCCGCAGCGGTTCACGGTCACCCGTGCCGTCAACAACATCCCCAAAGACCACAGTGCAGGAGCCGAACTCACCCTGTCCCAACCGAACCACCTGGGCCTGTGATGACCACCCCGCTGTACTACATGCCGCTCCAGCCCGGAGACACCGCCACCCAGGCCCTCCTCGACCTGCGCGAACCCCCCTCCGCGGTCAAAACCGCGAACCAGTCGGTCAACAACACCACCACCAACGTCACCGACAACCATCTGACGGTCGCGCTCGCGGCAAATGCGATGTACCACGTGTCGTGCATCGTCGCGTTCTCCGGGCCCGCCGCGGCGAACTGGAAACAACTGTGGACCTTCCCCTCGGGCGCGACGGGGCAGCGGTTCTCGCACGGGCCGGGAACGGGGGTGACCTCGGTGCGCTCCACGCAGCTGCACGTCCGGGCCGCATCACTCGCGACGTCCCTCGGGTACGGGACCGACGGCATCGAGACCTCGCTGCTCAATGAGGACATCCTCCTGACGACCGCGGGGACCTCGGGCTCGCTGACGCTCACGTGGGCGCAGCTCACCGCCACCGCCGGGGTGACGACCGTGTACGCCGGATCGTGGATCCGCGCAGAGAGAGTGGTCTGAATGACCGTCCATGTGATGCCCGTCCGGGCCGGCGACGTGCTCACCGCCCACGGCTACAACCTCGCCCAGCCCGTCTACTCCTGGCGCACCGCCTCGAAGCCGATCGCCTCCTCGACGACCCTCACCGCGGACGAGGAGCTGTGGACGACGCTGGAACCGTTCGCGACGTACACGCTCCTGGTATGCCTCGCCATCACCGGCGGCACCACCGGCGACTTCAAGATCAACTACGCCACCCCGACCGGATCCCAGGGGCGACGGCACTGCATCGGCCCCGTACCCGCGGTCACCTCCGCGACCGGGAACACCCGCCACTCGGTGAACGACTGGTCAGTCGCCGTCAACTACGGCACGTTCACCTCCTCGCTCACCGTGCGGGAGCGGGGCATCATCTCCACGGAAGCGACCGGGGGCGTGCTGCAAGCCCAGTGGGCCCAGAACACCAGCAGCGCGACCGCGACCGTCGTCGAGGCCTCCTCGTTCCTGCGCGTCCAGCGGGTGCTCTGAATGACGCTCCCCTGGACCGCTGGCAAGCTCCTCACGAGCACTGATTTCACGTCGCGGCAGCCGATCGTCGTGTTCAAGAACGGAAAGCAGTCGTTCTCATCGACCGTGTCCGATCAGACCGACGCCGACTTCCTGATCCCCCTCCCCCAGACTGGCGCGACCTACGTCGTCAACGTCGTCTACGGCGCCACCGGCGCGACAGCCGCCGACATCGCACTTGCCTGGACCTCCACCGGGGACCCCACGATCGTCCGCACCATGCAGGCCGTCGATACCAGCTCCACCAACGTCAACGACACACTCGCGATCTGCCGCGAGCTGTCCCTCGGCGGGTGGGGTGTCGGCACCACCCCGTCGCAGCCCGGTGTCGTCAGCGAAACCCTCACCGTCACCACCGGCACCGACCCCGCCACGCTCCAGCTCGTCTGGCACCAGGTCAACTCGAACTCGGTGTGGACGACCATCCACGACTACGGCTGGGCTATCGCCCAACGAATCGCCTAGGAGGCACCCACCATGTCCCTGTTCACCGCCACCGACGGCGCCCAGCACCGCAGAGTCGGCGGCGTCCTCCGCATCGTCAACGGTGCCTGGGAACTCGCCAACGACACCGAGTACCAGAGCGACGACCTCACCCTCGACGGCGTCGGCGCGTCCACCATCACCCTTACCTTCCCCCCGGCGCTCAAGATCATCTCCTTCCGCGCCAGCCCCGACGCCCAGTTCGCGCAGAACTACGGCGCCTCCTTCGGTGTCGACGCCGAACTCGACCGCGCGGTCATCCGCGGCCGCCTCATGACCGGACTGCTGTACTTCAGCTCCTGGTCGAACACGGCCACCGCGATCCACGTCGAAGGCTGGCTCCTCCACGAGACCGCAGGACCCGTCGAGTGACCTACCTCAGCCCGGCGTCGACCACCGAACCGACCGGCGGCACCCACACCACCCGCGAGGTCACCACGACCGCGCTGGCGGTGTCCTCGGCACCCGGTGTCGCATACGAGACGCTCCTGCGACTCGTCTTCCCCGCCGAGCCCAGCGACATCCTCGACATCACCGCCCGCGCCCGCGTCACCAACATGACCGAGTTCCCGCTGGTGGCGGTCGGCTACGGCCTGTGGATCTTCGACGCCGAACTCCCACCCGAGGACCGGATCTGGACACAGATCGGACCCCAGCGGGAAGGCTCAACCGACCCGGTCAGGACGGTCCTCGCGATGCACACCGAGGACGTCTACCAGGTACCCGCCGAATGGCCGGAGGGCCACCGCATGGCCGTCGTCTACCGCGGCGACGCGTACGCGCCCGACCTCGACCCGGAGGCGCCCCCGGTGGCGCTCGATGTCGATGCCGCCTACGGCAGCGTCACCATCCGCCGCTGGCTCGCGCTCCCTTAGTCGCCGCCCTGCTCCCACACCTCCAGCAGGATCGCTGCGAGCGTGTCGAGGACCTGCCCGAGCCCGTAGACGACCGCCCCGGACACGACCGCGCCGAGGCCCGCGGCGAGACCGGGGACGACACCAACGTTCGCGGCGAGCACGAGGCCACCGAACACTCCGGCGAGCCCGACGACCACGCCAAGAACTTCCAGGACACCACCGATAGACCGGGCCGTCCTGACCTGCACGGGCGCTTGCTCGCTCATGCTCTGACCCTACGAGCACATTGGAGGATCCGATGGCGGACCACCAGAAAGACACCGAGGAGCTCCTCGCCGAGGCCGACGGGTACGTCGACGTCCCGCCCGACCCGGTCCTGCCCGGACACCCCGACTGGGTCGAGCCCGCCGCGGGCTGCACCCCCGTCCCCGAGGAGGACGAGTGAGCATCTACCGCGGCCCGTACTACTCGGCCAACAAGTGCAGCGGATTCGCCCGCCCAGGCAACAAGGCCCTCATGTCCTGGTACCTCGGCGCGTACGGCGACCGCGGCGCCGCGAACCTCGGCATCTACGTGTGCAAGAGCCTCGGCTCCGGAATTTCGATCCACGGCGACGGCCGCGCCTGCGACCTCGGCACCGCCCCCTACAACCGGCCCGGCTCCGGCTGGCCCGCCTGGGGCTGGGCACTGGCGAACGCCCTGCGACTCAACTCCGCCGAGCTCGGGATCCAGCTCATCATCTTCAACGGCAAGGTCTGGTCGTGCCGCTACCCCGACTCGGGCTGGCGCGACTACGACGGCTCCGACCCGCACGACGGCCACCTGCACGTCGAACTCACGCCGAGCTCGGCGGCGAGCCTGACCGTCGCCAAGATCCAGTCCATCATCGGCGGCGGCTCGTCGCCCATCACCATCGGAGAAGACGACATGATCGGTCTCAAGCGAGGCGACGAAGGCGAGGAGGTCAAGGCCCTCCAGTACGTCCTGGCCGACGCAGGATTCGACCCAGGCGAGAAGGACGGCCAGTACGGGCCGAAGGTGGCCGCGGCGCTCCTCGCGGCGCGGCGTTCCCTCGGGTCGTCGGCCACGGACGGCGACAATCTCACCGCCGCGGCGTACGCGCAGCTCCTGCGGGCCCTCATCAAGAAGCAGGCACCCGCCACGACCCCGCCGTCTTCGACGCAGGTCGCCGCCGCGGTCGCGGCGTACCTCAAGGCCAACCCGGTCAAGCTGCCCGAGAACGTCCAGTTCAGCGGCGGCACGCTCACGGGCGTGAAGGCCAAGTAGCGGCCGTGCGCCTGGGTGGGAGGTGATCGTGGCTGATGAAGCGATCGGACGCGAGATCCGCCAGCTCCGCGAGGACACGAAGAACGGGCTCGCGAAGATCGAGGCCGGGCTCGAAAAGCTCCTGCCGCGCGAGGTCTACGTTGCGAACCACGCCTCGCTCGTGCGCCGCGTCGAGGTCGTCGAGCGGGACCTTGAACGGCTTGAGGCCGAGCGCGACCATGACTTGGAGCGTGCCGCCGAGCAGCGCAAGAACGACGCGGAGAAGGCGCAGGCGGAGCGGGTCGCGTCCCGCCGCTGGGCCATCACCGCGATCGTGGTCCCCGCGGTGTCGCTGGTCGTCTCGATCATCCTGGCGGTGACGACTTGAGCCGCAAAGCAAAGCGCCGCCTCGGCGATGTGATCGTCGCCGTGATCAGCGCGGTCCTGGCGATCGGGATCACGCTGACCGCGCACCGGGTCGGAGAGCAGGCCCAGCAGCTCGACGAGCAGTCCGAGCAGCTCGATGCGCTGGAGCAGGCGCTCGGCGACGAGCAGTCGAACGCCGAAGACCATGGCATCGAGCCGGTCGCGCCGCCGCCGGAGGAGCTGCTGGAGGACCCGGAGTACTCCCCGTCGCCGGGCCCGTCCGGCCCGTCGGGGCCTCCCGGTCCGGGCCTGTCCGCCGCGGAGATCGAGGCGGCGTTCGCGGACTACTTCGCCGAGCACCCCTACGAGTTCGAGCCGTCGGCCGCGGAGCTGACCGCGGCGTTCGCGTCGGTCCTGGCCGACCATCCGGACTTGCTCTACGACCAGTTGTATGCGGCGATGGCCGCGTACCTGACCGAGCACCCGCCCGCCCCGGGCCCGGCGGGCGCTGACGGGCAGGATGGGGCCGACGGTCAGGACGGCGCCCAGGGCGATCCGGGGCGGCCGCCGACCGCGGAGGAGATCCGCGCGCAGATCGAGGCGTACATCGCCGAGCACGGCCTGCCGATGTGCCCGGAGGGGTCGAGCCCGGGGCCGCTGACGCCGCTGACGACGGACGGTCCGGTCGAGATCGTCGGCTGCATCGTCACCGAGTAGGCCGCGGCGGGACCGGCTCGCCGCCGCTCCGCCACATCGCGATCTGCCAGTCGCCGTAGATGGCGAGCGCGGCGAGGATCTCGTGGACCTCCTGCGCGGCCTCCCAGTAGCCGAGGCCGTCGGCGACGTACTCGTCGCAGACGCCCGCGAGCGCCTGGAGCCGCACCCGCCACCGCCCGTCCTTCGCTGGCGTGATGAGCACCTGGTGCCGGTACTGCGGCGCGGTCACCGCGGACGCCATCCAGCACACCACCGGCCGAGAACCTCCGATATCAGACACGTGTACGAATCTACTAGGAGTCGATCATGTCCGACCTCAGCAGCCTTCACCCGGAGACCGCGCATCTCGCCCGGTAATTCGAGTACACCCACCTCCCCGAGCGACTCCAGGCGGTCTCGCGCCCGTGCGGCGAGCTCGCTGGATCGATGATCGCCGCCCTCCCCGACGGGCCCGAGCTGACCGCTGGGCTCCGCAAGCTCCTCGAAGCGAAGGACTGCTTCGTGCGGGCTGCACTCGACCGCAAGGAGAACTGACCACCATGTCCAAGTCGAAGTACTACACCACGGCCTTCTGGGTCGAGACCGGCGACCGCGCGATCAAGACGTTCGGCGGGACCTGGTTCGCCGTGCTCACCGCCGATGCCATCCGCGGCCTCCGCGACGTCGACTGGGTCGACTCGTGGTCGATCGTCGGCCTCGCAGTCGGTGCGAGCGTCGCGTGGTCGATCGGCTCCGCGCCGGTCGGGACGGCGGGCTCGGCGAGCATGATCCCGCTCGGTGCCGTGAAGGACACGACCACCAAGTAGCCCGCCAGCGCAAGCAGAACGCCCCCGCTCCGAGTGGAGCGGGGGCGCTTTTGTCGTGCCTATCGTCGGTCAGGCGGTCGCCCGGTCGAGTACGGCGAGGTCGGCCTGGAACTGCCGGGCGGCGGTCCCCGCGGTGACCCACCGGCCCTCGATCTGCCGTCCGCGCCAGGCGGCGGCCGAGACCGGCTCGGCGTCCACGAGGTCGCGAGCAACCGTCCGGGCCTCATCGTGCAGCTCGTCGAGGGTGGCCTCCTCCCACAGCCACGCTCGCATCGCCGCGTCCAGCGGCCCGCGGGCGGCGAGCGCGATCCGGTCGGGACCGGCGCCGGTCTCCCGTGATCCGGCCGCGGTGTCGAGGGTGCGGACGTACCGGGTAAGAGCGTGCTCGGTGCCGCGCAGGACCGCGGCCGCGGCGGCGAGTCCGTCGCGGGCTGCCTCGTCGGTAAGGAGCCGCGCCGGGAGGGGCACGGCGTCCGAGCCGGCGTCGGTGACGACCGCGGCCTGCGTGCCGTAGGCGGTGCCGGTGACGCGGAGTGTGAGGTCGCCGTCGAGCAGGAGGGCGCGGTCGCGCGCCCAGTCGATGACGGGCGGGGCCAGAGCCGTCTGGCCGTCGGCGGCGAGGACGTCGGCGAGGTCGCGCCACACGGGACGGGCGGCGTCGAACCGGCGCCGACGCCACCGCTTCCCGGCGCTGTCCCAGCGGCGGTGGGCCATCGGCTCGGGGTCGGATTCGGGCGCGTAGGGGTCGCCTTGGCAGAGCACGGCGCCGGTGACGCTGTCCTCGTCCCAGGTGAGGCAGACGCGGCGCGACTGCCAGGTGTAGAGGTCGGCCAGGCCCGTGGGGGTCTCGGTGTCGCGGGGCGCCGCGGTCGCGGGGGCGCGGTCCCAGGCCGGGAGGTCGCCGCCGCGGCCGCGGGCGCCGTCGGGGGCGAGGTTGAGCAGGATCGTCTCGGCGAGCGTCGCGCCTTCGAGGTGGATTCCGGCGAAGGCCCCGCACGGGCCGGTGCCGATCCCGAACACTTTCCCGCGGACGATGCGGGGGTCGCCCTCGGCGCCGGGTTTGATCCCGGCGATGTCGTAGGCGTGGACGTGGACGAGCCAGCGGGCGGCCTCGGCCAAGCCGACGCGGGCGAGCCCGGCGGCCTCGCGCATCGAGTAGTGCCTGCCCGGTGCGGCGTCGGCGATGACCGCGGCTGGGAGGCGGACGCCGCGGGAGGTGGTCAGGCCGATGGTGCCGTAGAACGGCGCGTCGGGGTGGAGCAGGTCGAACCGGTCGCGCCGTGCCTCCAGGTAGGCGCCGATCGCACCAGCGTCGAGGGCGCGGGAGCGCCACATCCGCTCCCATTCCAGGGTGCCGGTGGCGGCGTCGGCGACGGCCAGGAGCAGCCGCAGGAGGGCGAGGTTCTGGGTCGGGGCGTCACCGGCGATAGCCCGGTACCGGTGCGCGCCGGTGAGCGCGTCGAGGAGGGTGGCCTCCCGGGTGCGGCCGTCGTGGTCGAGGAGCGGGAGCCAGGGCTGTTCGAGCAGGTTGAAACGCAAGAGGGGTCTCCGTTCGGGTTACTTGCCGAGGCGCTTGCGCAGCCACATGCGGCTGACGGTAGACCAGCGGGCGGCCTCGGACTCGGACATGTCGTCCTCGATCGCCATGAGCGCGATCTGCTGGGCGGCGATGGAGGCGCGGCGCGCCGCTGCCCGGGAGGCCGCTCGGCGCCGGCCGGCCTCTTCGATGGTGGTCTCGCCCAGGAGGTACTGGACTGCGGCGGACAGGACCGTGGCGCGGTCGTCGACGCCGTCGTTGCCGGGGTAGTCGGTCTCGGCCTGGTCCCAGACGCGCGCGAAGCGGGCGAGCTGGTCGTCGGTCAGTTCATCGGCGGCGGGGCCGAGCCAGGCGGTCATCTCGTCGGTCAGCATGGTGTGTCCTTTCGCTAGTCGACGGCCTGGGCCCAGGCGTGGCCGTCGTGGGTGCGGTGCTCCTCGGGCGAGTGGTGGAGGGCGCCGCCGAGCTGTTCGTAGGCGATCGCATACAGCTGGCGGGCGATGCCCTCGCGGCGGTAGGCGGGCTCGGTCTCGACCTGGATGATCTGGCCGGCGCGGAACTGGATGCCGTCCTCGTCGTCGATCTGGGCCCACAGCTCGGAGATGGTCTCGCCGTCGAGGGTGACCGCGGACCAGTGGTGGGCGGGGGCGTCGCCGTCGGTGTAACCGGCCTGGTCGTAGGCGACGGTGTACTCGGTGTCGTCGCTGCTGCGGTAGATCGTCATGTAAACTACAATACAGCATGGCTGTATACTAGTCTACAGTCGGGTAGCAGGAATTTTCGAGCACGAAGTAGCCGGGCCGCCCTGGTGGTAACTGGCCCCCGGCGGCCCGGCTCCATGATCGTATGCCCGGCCCGGGACTCCGGGAACCGCCCGATCAGACGGCGCTGTCGTCCGTGCGGGGGACGGCGTAGTCGGTGCCGCCGCCGAGGCGCTGCGCGGCTCGCCACGCGGCGGCCTGGTGCCACGAGGCGGGGAGCGAGGGCCACAGGCCCGGTTCGGCCGCGTGCAGCTCGCCGTCGGTGGCGTAGGTGGGGATCGTGCTACCGCGGCGGTGGGCGGCGGCGAGCGCGTCGACGTGGTCGTCGGTGTACCGGATGAGTCGCGCGAGGGCCTCGGCGTTCGGCGCGGAGATCGGCTGGGTCCCGGACTCCCATTTCTCGATCGTCTTGCGGTGCAGGGGCCCGCGCTGGCGGACACTGCGGGCGAGCGCGGGCTCATCGGGCCCAGCGGGGGCGTCGCGGGCGTCGGTACCGAGGATGGCCGCGAGCTCGCCGATTGACAGGCCGAGCCGGAGTCGACGCAGCGACCGCAGGTCGGCCGGGGTCATCTCCGACGGGTGCTGCACGGCGCGGCCTCTCCATGTAGGTGTGCGGGGATCGTAACGCGAGCGCGCCGCCGGCGGGGTCCGCGGGCGGCGCGCTCCAAGGGGGACTACTCGGGGTCGGCGGCGGGCTCGGGTTCGGTGCCGCCGGTGATCTTCGCTCCCAGGGTCTTGAGTCGGGCGAGGCGCTCCTGCACGGTTCCGCCGGTCTCGTGCCGGTGCTGCTGGTCGGCCTCGGCGGCGGCGAGGCGCGCCGCGCGGTCCTGGTCCTCATCGGTCATCGGTAGTCGGTCCTTCCTGGTCGGTGTCGGTCTTGGCGGCGACGTAGGTGCCGCGGCCGGTCCTGATGACGGCCTTGCTTTCGACCAGGTCGCCGAGCTTGCGCTGGACGGTCTTGGCCGTGATCTGCTGGCCGGGCTCGCGCCAGTGGTTGACCCATTCGAGGATCTTGACCGGCGTGGTTCCGTCGGGGCCCGCGGCATCGACGGCGGCGAGCACGGAGGCGAGGTTGTCGGTGAACGTGATCTCCAGTCCCCGAGTCAACTCCGTGAACTGCGTCAGGTCAACCTCCGGCGTCTCCTCGGGGGTCGGCTCGGCCTCGGTGCCGGAGGTGATCTTCTGGCTCAGCTCGTTGAGGCGGGCGAGGCGCTCGGTGATCGTCCCGCCTTCGGCGTGTCGCCGGGCCTGGTCGGCTTCGGCCTCGGCGATCCGCGCGGCCCGCTCGGGGTCGGCTTCGGGCGCGGGCCCGGCGGGGGCGTCGTCGAGGAGGAACAGCGTCGGGAGGGTCCGCGCCCACCGGTCGGTGTAGGCGCGGGTCGTGCGCGAGACCGAGTCGGCCAGCGCGACCGAGGGGGCGTCGAGCTTCGGCTGGAAGTGTCCGACGGCGACGGCGGCCTCGTCGATCTGCGCGTCGGGGGTGAACAGGGCCTTGAACGGGGTGAGGTACTTTCTGCCGACGGGGTTGCCGTCGGCGTCCTCGTCCTGGTGCTCGACCCAGCCGGACCCCTGCCAGTCGGCGAGCGCGGGATCGACCTTCCCCGGCGTGTCGAACAGGTACCGGATCTCGTCGCGGTCGCTGACCCTCATGCCGATGCGGAACCGGGAGTGCTTCTTGATGGCGGTCGGCAGGTCCTCGGCGGTGGCGCGGAGGACGCCGGTCCCGCCGCGGACGCCCGAGGCCCGGCCCTGCTGGTTGATCGCAACCAGCTTCGACTTGACGCGCTCGGGGAGGGTCGCGGTCTCGTCGGAGACGATCGCGATATGCGGCAGGTCCGGGGAGCAGCGGATCTTGCCGTCGTCGAGGTCGTTCGCGTACACGCGCTTGCGGCCCTTGAGGATCGCGAGGGCGACATCGCACATCAGGTCGGCCTCGGCGTCGGTGGTGGCGACCCAGTCGACGGCGGGGTCCTTGGTGCGGCCCTCGAACCAGGGGCGGACCCAGGGGCGCGCGAGTCCACCGCCGCCGCCGACGTCGATCACCCACGGGAGCGTGTCGGCGCAGCGGCCGAACCACATCAGGATGAGGTGGAGGATCGACGTCTTGCCCGCGTCGGTCTGCCCGGAGATGACGAACCACAGCCACTTGAACGCGATCCGGATCGCGGCCCCGTCGGGCAGGATCCCGAGGACGGCGCGGTCGTAGATGGAGACGGGCGTGTAGTCGCGCGGGGCCGGGTAGGTGTCGGCCATGGCGTTGCGGTGGGTCACCAGGATCTCGGCGTACCCGCGGCGCCCCTGGTGGCCGGGCTTGACGGTGACGCCGCAGTCGGAGGCGAGCTGGGCGTCCTCGGCGAGGCCCTCGGCGCAGCGCGCGATGTCCTGCGCCGAGGTCCCGCCCGGCGGGAGCTTCACGATGACGGTGTACCCGTTGCCCTGCCGCCAGATGCCGACGCGCTCGACCCGCACGCCCTTGATACGGCAGACCCGCGCGATCCGCGCCTCCCAGTTCGCGGCGAGCGCGGCCTCGTCGGTCGAGGCCGGGTCCTCGCCCTTCCAGACCGCATCGGCGGGCGCGACCTTCAGGGCCTCGGGAGTCATCCCGGCCCGCTTGGCGGCGAGGCCGAGCGCGGCGGCCTTCGCGGTGCGGCGTGCGAGCCGGATCGCCTTCCCGATGAGGTAGGCGGCGATGGCGAGCGCGACCGCGGCACCGAGCACGAACGGTTGGAACGGCGACCACACGAGCGCGGGGACGGCCCAGAGGGCGGGCACGAGCCAGCAGGCGACGCGCCACCAGATGACGGCCGGTCCGTCCTCGGCGATCATCGCGGCCCCGGCCGCGGCGGCGGCGCCGACGGCCCCGACGATCAGCGCGACCGTCCACGGCAGGTCGGCGCGGTGCCCGATCCAGGTGGTCAGGGCCAGGAGGGACGCGAGGTTGACGACGACCCACCCGGGCGGATGCGAGGCCCAGTCCCAGGACGCAACCCAGGCGGCGAAGCGGCCGCGGGGGCGCGCGGGCGCGGGGCGGGGGGCCGCCCCCGGCGGGGCGGCCGGGGGCGGCGACGCGAGCTGGTCGGTCATCAGACGTTCCACTTCGACTCGTTCGAGCGGGGCGCCTCATGCCGCGCGAGGTCGGTCTCGTGCTGCTTGACGAACGCCTCGACGGTCTCGCGCGAGAGCTCGCCGACGGTGTGCAGGAGCGAGTGGAGCTCGCCGAAGAACTCGGCGATCTGCGGGTCGACGGGCAGGTCCGCCGAGGAGATTGCGTGGATCTTCCCGAGCGCCGCCGACTTGTTCTCCCACGCGGTCACGAACTCGCGCAGGTCGTCGAGGTACTCGATCATCGTCTCGGGGTCGTAGCGGTTGGCGGCGGCGAGCTCCTCCTCGGAGTTCGCGCGCATGAGTCGGCCGAGGTGTCCCATGAGGGCCCCTTTCAGTGTCGTGGTCGTGGTCGGGTTCTGGGTCTGGTGCGAGTGCGGTGTGGTCGGTGCGGCCGTGGGCGGTGTGAGACCGGGCCCGGTACCCGGGTTGCTGGCCTCGGCGGGGGCCTTCGGCTCCACGCCGCTGCCGTCGCAGGTGCCCTTCTCAGGCTTGGCGGCGCGCCGGTCGGGGATGAGCTTCGTGTCGCCGCGGCGCGGGTCCGGTCCGGAGGTTCCGCGCCGTCGGCCGCGGCGGCGTCCGGTGCCGCCGGGCTTCGTCCCGGACCCGCTCGGGCCGGATCCGGCCGGGCCGCCCTTCCCGCCGCGGCGTCCGAGGATCCCGCGACGCGCCCGCCCGGACGGGGCCGTGCTGCTCTTGGGTCCGGGCGCGGATCCGTGCTTCGGACGGGCGCGGCGTCCGAGCCGCCCGCGCCGTCCGGGCTTCGTCCCGTCCGGCGTCGCGCCGCTGCGGGTGCGCCGTCCGGACCGGCCCTTGCCGCCGCGTCCGAGACCGAGACCGGCCCCGCGGCCGGATCCGCGTCCGGCGCCCCGCCCGCGGCCGCGTCCGAACGGGCCCCGTCCGGTCCCGCCGCGGCCGGATCGCCCGAGGCCGAGCGATCGTCCGGTCCCGCGGGTGCCGTGCGTCCCGCGCCCGGATCCGGACTGGCCGCGGCGGCGACGGCGCCGCTCGTGCTGCCACAGGAGCCCGCCGCCGACGAGGGCCGCGGCGGCGACGGCGACCCACACCCACAGGCCGCCCAGGGCCATCAGGCCCCACGCGGCGAGGTTCCCCGCGAACCCGGCGACCTCGGCTCCGGGCACGCCTTCGCGCTCGGTCTCAGGCGCCGTCTGCGGCGCTTCCATCACGTCATCGGCCATGGCTGTCCCTATGTCCTTTCCGGGGCGAGGGGTGTCGTTCACGTGCGTTCGTCGAGGTCGGGGGTTGTGCGGGGGTGAGGACATCGGGACATGTCCCTGCCGGTGTCCCGACCGGTGTCCCGACCGGTGTCCCATCGGGTGTCCCGAGCGCGGTCACGGGCCGCCTCCGGTGATGCGGCCGCCGATCGCCCGCGCGAGGCGCACCACGAGGACGAGGACGCCCGCCCCGAGCGCGCCCCACCCGAGGATCTGGAACGGGACCGTGGAGGAGACCAGGCCCGCGATGTACCCGGCGGCGCCGGTGCCGCCGACGGCGGAGCCGAGGACGATCAGGACCGTCCGGACCGGCGCGGGGCCGGGCGCGCGCGTCCGGGCCGGTACCGTCGTCGGCGTCCGGGTGATGTCCCGCCAGTCGATCGCGGGCTCGCCGTAGGTCGGCCCGGACGGCACGGTGTACCCGGACCGGACCGGCTCAGGCGGGCCGACCGGATCCGGGGCGGCCGGACGGGGAGCCGGGGCCGGATGCGGAATCCGGATGTCGGGGGCGGGTACCGCCGGACCGGACGGTCCCGGCGGCCCCGTCCGGCCCGGCGCCGGACCCGGGGCGGCCCGGATGACGTGAGCCTCGGACGGCGCGGCCGGACGCCCGTCCGCATCCGACAGTGGGACCACGAGGATGTCCGTCCGGGGCCAACCCGGACGCGGCTCGGTGCTCATACCGCGGCCTCCTGCTTGAGCTGGTCGACGTGCTTCTTCCGCCAGTCGCCGCACGTGCTGCGCGCGATCCCGGTTTCCGTCGCGAGCTCGGCGACGGTCGGCCAGCGCCCGAGCGAGTGCTCCAGCGCGGCCCACGCGGCGGCGAGGACATCGGCGTTCTTGGAGGCGGGCCGCGGCGCGGGGCGATCGTTGGCGGGCGCCTCGGCTGCCGCGCGGCGCGGGGCCTTCGGAGCCTCGTCGAACTTCGCAGTGGTCGCCTTCGGCTTGACCGGGGCGGCCGCGGGCTCCTTCGCGGCGGGCGCCGGGGCGAGCGCGGCGACGACCGCCACGGCCTGGTCCTTCGCGCCGCGCTTGAACCGGTCGAACCACCCGCGGCGCTCGCGCGGGGCGGCGCGGCCCGCGAGCTCGACGGCCCGGTCGGCGGCCTCCTTCGCGGCGGCGGCCTCGTTGGCGGCGGCCAGGGCGACCGCAAGCGCACCCCACTGGGCGGCCTGCGCGGCAGCCTCGCGCGCGGCGGCGGCCTTGGCGTCCCGGGCCTGCTCGATGCGGGCGAGGAGGGCGGCGGCGCCGGTGCCGACGCGGTCGCGCACGTCGAGGCTCCAGGCCCGCCACGTCGACCGCGGGTAGCGGACCCAGCGACGAAGTCCGAACCGCTCGGGCGGCTCGGGGATGAATCCGAGCTTGCGGAGGGCCTCGCGGTGCTTCGCGCCGGATCGGACCTCCCACACGATGATCGCCGCGAGCGAGGACGCGCCGAGGACAACGGCGAGGAGCTGGTCCTCTTGCTGGTGCGAGAGGTAGTTGATCGCCGAGGCGAACCCGGCGGCGGCCCACGTGGCGATGGTGGGGACGAGGGCCCGCTCGCCCTTGAGGCGGAGCTGGTTCGCGGTGAGCGCCATGGACAGCGCGGTGCCCTCCAGGAACGCGGCCATGCCGATGCCGAACAGTGGCGACCAGCCGCGGTCCGCGGCCATGCCGAGCTGGCCGGTCACGGCGACGCCACCCGCCATCACGTAGATGAGCGTCGAGTACACGGATGGCGCGTTCGTCGAGATGTACTCGCGGGTGCGGGTGTAGGCGCCGCGGACGCTGTCGAGGCGGGCCTTGCGGCGGGCGGCCCGACGGGTCGCGCGGGCGGCCTTGCGGCGCTCCTTCGCCTTGGCTTTCTCCTCGCGGTCCTCGCGCTTGAGCTTGGCCTCGCGCTCGCGCAGGTCCAGATCGGCCTCGCGGTTGCGGATCTTGCGGGCGGCCTTGGCGTCGTGCTCGGTGATGCGGGCCTCGGTGGTCCCGACGGCCTTCGTGACCGCGGCGGCCGCCTTCGACTCGACCTCGCTCGGAGCAGTGCGCTCGACGGGCGCGGGGTCGCTGTCGCTGGTCTGGTGGGACGCGGGGGGCGCCTGTAGGGTGTCCGTAGCCATCGTGAGGGCCTGTTCCCTTCGGTGGTCAGAGGGGCTCCGTCCGGTTCCAGCGGCGGGGCCCTTCGTGCTGTCCGGCCGGACGACACGCCCTCCATAATATGCTCCATGTTGGTACTTTTCTAGTCCGGGGTCGGACGCATCCGAAACCGCACGGCGTCCGGCCGGATCCGGACACGACGAAGGCCCCGCCATCCGGCGGGGCCTCACGTGGTCGGTCAGAGGGCGGCGAGCGCGGTCAACCCGGCGAGGGTGACCGCGGCGAGGACTAGGGCGAGCGCGATCCGGGTCCACCGCCATTTGATCGCCATGATCCGCTGGAGCGCCTGGATCTCCTCGGCGAGCCGGTCAGCCGAGGTGAACTCGCTATCCGCGGTGAGCTCGGCGGCGGTGACGATCTCCTCGACGGTCTGCACGCGGCGGCGCAGCAGCCGCGGCCAGAGGATCCCGACGATGGCGGGGACGATGGCGACCGCGACGCCGAGGGCGAGCGCGCCGAGGACCGCGGCGGCCCCGGTGAGGTCGGCGACGGTGCCCGCGGTGGCGAGTGCGGAGCCGGGCGCGATGAGCAGGAGGCCGGCCTTCTGGTCGGCTTTACCGGTCATGTCGCGGAGTGAGTTGCGCTGGTCGGTGAGGTGGTCGATGGTGGTCGTCATGCGGGTCTCCTGGGGTGCGGGTGGCCCGGGGCCCGCTGGGGCCCCGGGAGGCTAGTTCTTGCGGTGGCGGCCCTTGCCGGGCTGGGAGTCCGGCTTGTCGTCGGTACCGCGCGCCTTGTGGATGTGGGTGTGGTTGTGGCCCTGGGCTCCCTGCCCCATGGCGATGATGGTGTGGTTGTCGCCGCCCTGGATGCCGATGGTGAGGTTGTCGGCCTGGATGTGGAACTTCGCGGGCTTGGTGTCGTCGTCGGTCATGTCGTCCTCTCTGGTTGGGTGGGCCCCGGATGCTCGGAGCCGTGCGGTTCTTGGTGGTCCTGGAGTGCTCCGGTCCGGCGCTACCGGTTGCGGATCGCGTCGTTGAGCTCGGAGATTCGAGTCATCAGCCGACGGTGCTGGCGCTGTGCGTCCTCCAAGTCGTTGCCGGCGAGGTCGGTGCTACCGCGGCGGATCTGTGTGGATTGGGCGCGGAGCTCATCTCGGGTCGCGATCAGTTGGTCCCGGGTCGGAGTGATCGGGTTGACCATGGTGGTTCCCTTCAGGTCAGGCGGTGGCGTCGAGGCGATCGAGGTAGGAGTCCAGGGCGGCCGCGAGCCGCCCGGCGCGGTCGTCGCCGTGGAGTTCGGCGATCCGGTCGAGGTAGGTGTTGAAGAGGGCCTCGCACGTGCCGTAGAAGACGTCGGCCTTGGCGCCGGGGTTGAGTCCCTGCTCGGCGCTCCGTTCGGCGGCGAAGCGGGTGGCGGCTTCGGTGACCACGTCCACGAGGGCGGGGATGTCGGTGTCGGTGTCGGGGATGGTGTCGAGCAGAGTGGCGGGGACCTGGTCGCGGGTGAACATGGCGCTCCTTTGGCGGTGGTGGGCCCCGGTCTCCCGGGGCCCGGTTGGCTAGCGGATGGAGGGGAGGGCGGCGAGGTGGCGGTACTCCCCGCCGAGCCACAGGGCCGCGTTCCAGTCAGCGTCGGTGAGGGTCTTCTGGTTGGACTCGGGGATGAGGATGATCTTGCGGGCGGTGACGAGGTCGGTCAGGGCCTGGTCGATGCGGTCCCGGGCGATCGCGGTGCCGAACTTCGCTCGGAGGCCGGCGAGCGAGGCCCAGGTGCCCGTCTTGATGAGGGTGAGGATCGCGGCCTGAATGTGCTCGGTGCCAGTGGCTCCCTCGACGTGCTCGGGGCCGGCGAACTCGACCTCGGTGAGCGGGTGGCGCTTGAACCACGCGGCCGCGGCGACCTTGGAGCCCTGGGTGGTGGCGTAGCGGTCCTGGTGGAGCGTGGTCCGCGTCCCGTCGTCGCCGGTGCTAGTGATCGTCAGCCAGGAGACGAGCTCGCCGCCAGCCATGGAAAGGGCGGTGGTGATCACGTAGCGGCGGCCGTGACGGTCGATGGCCTGGTGGACGGTCTGGAAGGTGTCGCTCTGGGTGTTCTGCCAGTCCAGGACGGTGGTGGCGGTGGTGGTCATTTCGGGGCTCCTCTCGGGGGGTATGACATAAGCATAGCCCATGAGTTGACCCGGGTCAACTAGAACATGCAGTTCAGGGCAACAATTGACCGAAAGTATGAGAGACCCCAGGTTGACCCGGGTCAACTAATCGGAGTAGGCTCAACCCATGCCACGAACAAGCCCTGAACTTCCCGAACTTGTCTCCATCCCCGGCGCCGCCGCGATCCTCGGCTACTCCAAGCAGTACGTCCACCGCCTCGCCGACCGCGGTCAGCTCGTCGGCACCCGCATCGACGGCAACGGCGGGTGGGCGTTCGTCAAGAAGTACGTCGAGGAGTACGCGAAGATGCTCAAGGGCGCGACCGAGGATGATCGGTAACATGCCCACAAAGGCGCCCGTGAACAGGCCCTCAACAAGCAAGATGCCCCGCTCCCTCATCAGGGAGCGGGGCTTCGTACGTGCGGCGCGGATGTCTCCTATTGGCTGCTGTCGCGGAGGGTCCCAGGGCATCCCCTGGTACTGCTTCGTCGGTCGAGCCGCGTCCAACTACGCCCCTCATCGAGGAGGGCCGGGTTCAAACCGGTTACGCCGCACCCTCCATGATGCACGCCGCTCGCGGGCCGGTCAAGGCCCTTCCGCAGTCGTGGATCTGGGGGCACGAATGAGCCGGGTCGGCCCCACCATGGGGCCGACCCGGCTACTCTGGGTGCTAATGCGTGGTTGTTGCCGTCGTTCGTATGATCCTGCCGGGGGCGCCGGAAGGTCAGCGGGCGGCGCGCAGCAAACTCTCGAAGTCGCCCACGGCGAGCCCGAGGATCGGCGAGTCGTCGCCGAGCTTCGAGTCGCGCACCTGGAACCCCCCGGCTCCCGGCCGCGCCTCGACGCAGTTGCCGCCGTTGCCCTGGCTACGACTCGACTTACGCCATGGCCTAGACGTGCTCATTCAGGTACTCCTCAATCGAAACGGACATTTCCCAAGTCCGCGAGAACGCGAACTCGTACCTAGACGTTACGTCCGCGTCCTCCAAGTACCGGCACCCATCCAGGTGGTCGGTGTAGACGATCGGCGGGAAATCCTCGGGATCGTTGAGGATCACGCAGTTCCCCGCGGCGAGCGGGTGCAGCTGCATGACCACTCTGATCTCAACCCCGGCCATCCGCGCCGTGTCGGTCAGCCGCGCCAGCTGGCCGTCGCGGACCTCCGCGGGCAGCTGCATCAGGGTCCGGATCACCGACTCGCCGAGGAGGAACTGCATCTGCGGCATGTCGGTCCGGTTCGCGAACAGCGCCTGACGGCGCTCGCGCAGCAGCCCGACCTTCTCGGCGACCTCGTGCGGGATCGGCAGCTGCACCCGCTGGAGCCAGCGGAGGTACTCGATGGTCTGGAGGAGTCCGGGGACGAGTTCCGCCTCGTAGCAGCGGATGAGGGTCGCGATCTGCTCGTACTCCAGGAACATCGGGAAGTCCGGCCTCGTACCTTCCTTGGTGCCCTTGTCGATGTAGTCCTCCCACCAGCCGCGCTCGGCGCCGCGGACACGGAGGCCCAGGAGGTAGCTGGCTTCGTCGCCGGGGATCTTGTAGTGCTCGATGAACTTCTCGATGGTGGTCTGCTTCGTGCCCTGGGTGCCTTTTTCGATCCGCTGGATCGACTTGTACGTGTAGCCCAGAAGCTCGGCGACCTCTCTCTCGGACAGGCCGATCTCCTGGCGTCGACGTTGAAGCCGGATGCCCATCCGGCGCCGGGACACCGTGGGCCGCGTCAT